ATGCGTAATTTTCAAGGACAGTTCGGAAATAAAGGTGGACGTAGCAATTCCAAATCAGGAAAACCAAAAGATACAAAAGGAACTGTAATGAGGATTTGGAACTATATGGGTTATCAAAAAGCAGCTCTTATGTTCGTTACTGTTCTTGTATTTGTCACAACATTACTTGGTTTACTAGGTCCATATTATATGGGAGTTATTATTGATGAATATATCATACCAAGAGATTTAAATGGGACAGCAAGAATGTGTATGCTGCTCATTGGGATTTATGGCGTTACGGTATTATTAACGTGGCTGCAAACATACTTAATGGTTAATGTTGCATTAAAAACGATACAAAAAATAAGGCAAGATATTTTTGAAAAAATCCAAACGCTTTCTCTTCGTTTCTTTGATGTTCGTTCACAGGGAGATTTAATGAGTCGCGTTACAAATGATATCGATAGTTTAAACCAAGCGTTAACACAAAGTGTCGTGCAAATCATTTCGTCTGCTTTAACATTTGTTGGTGTGACGATTGCAATGTTTTCACTAGATTGGATTTTAGCAATTGTGACATTCATTACAGTACCCATCATGTTTTTTGTAACAAAAAAATTGGTTGCATATAGTGGTAAAAACTTTGCGAAGCGCCAAAAAGATTTAGGAGAATTGAACGGTTTTATTGAAGAAGCGATTACAGGTGCAGATGTTATTACGTTGTACGGAAAAGAAAAAGAAACAGTAAATAAATTTCATGCGATTAATGAACAACTTAGAATTTCTGCTACAAAAGCTGATACATTTTCAGCGTTTATCTTCCCAAGTATGAACTTTATTAACAACTTAGGGATGGGACTTGTTATCTTAGCAAGTTCACCAATGGGAACGCGATCAATATATGTCTCTATACTAAGAGAATCAAACCCTTGACACACAAAGTATTGAGGTTTTTTTTATTTTGTGGGCAAAACACTTTTATTTGAAAGAGAAGTAATTCACCCACAAAACACCCACAAAAAAATCAAACTTACCCCAATATGTTATTCATATAAGCTTCAAAATCCGAAATAGAATCTTTATTAATTTTGTCGCTAATATGAGAGTAAACGTTAGAAGTGATTTCAATACTCTTATGTCCTAGTCGGTCTTGAATGAATTTCATACTTGCACCAGACTCTAATAAAAGAACCGCGTGGGTGTGTCGTAATGAATGTATTTCTAACCTAGGTAAATTTGCTTTCTTAAGTATGCGTGAGAATGCATTGAATAATGTTGACTTCGGTAAGAACTTTCCATCTACTCTTGAAAATACTAAATCTAATTCATGTTCATATGCGTCTTGTAAAACAAGCTTATTAGCATTTTGCCACTTTTTATGTGCCAGCAGTTCATCAGCCAAATTTTTCGGAATCATAATTGTACGTTTAGATGTAAATGTTTTTGTATCTCCGAACAATTCTTCTTTTGTTTTAGCTGTAAAATCTAATGTTTTAGAAATAGTTATGGTGTGTTCTTTTAAATTTATGTCTTTCCATTGTAACGCAGCAGCTTCACCTTTACGCATACCGGTATTTAGAAGCACTTTGAAAAAGATGTAATAAATATAGTTGTATTGATAAGAAGCCTTTAAGAAAAGGGGAATGTCTTCACTTCGCATATATTTCAGCCCGTCTCTTTCTTTATTATTCCTATTTGAAATAACTACTTCTTCACAAGGGTTGCTCTCGATTTTTTTTAAACTAACAGCTTTTTTCATAGCATTATTCATTGTGCCGTGAATAATTTGAACAGTTCGCTTACTATACCCCTGATCAGTTAAGGAGTTAATAAATTTTTGGTACATCATTGGTTTGAGCTCTTTTAGATTTATATTTTGAAAGTAGGGGATGAGATGCTTTTCGATGTTACGTTCATGTAAAATATAAGTGTTTTTACTTACATTGTCTTGCTTAAATAATTTTAACCAGTCTCTAAGGTAGTGTTTTAACGAAGTAGGAGTAATCTCAACTTCTAAACCGTTTAATAATTTTTTCTCTTCTTCAGCAGCCGCAAGTTGTGCTTCTTTTTTCGTCTTGAATCCACGTTTTGATTTTTCTTTGTATTTTTGAGTATAGGGGTCTTTAAATCTTACTCGAAATTCCCAAACATCTCCGAATTTTCTGAAGCTAGCCATTATATTATTCCCTCTTTCTTTATAATTTTAAAGTGGCTAGATTAATCATCTAACCACTTTACGGGAGTCTCTTTATAACCCGAAACTTCAAATTTTATTTCACCATCAACTGTATAAATTTTTTAAACGATAGGTATCTTTGTAATTTCTTCTGGTTTAACGATGGATTTTTTCGTTTTTCTCGTTCAGCGGTTAAATCAATAATCAAAATGTCTCATCTTCTTTTAGTAAGGCTTATAAAATTCTAATAGTTCAACTGGAATATTATTTTTGTATGCTATACATGCTTTTGTATCACCAGGTTGAATGGTCTTTTTATCAATTAACAAAAGCGCAGCAAACGTATTTGCTTCTATCTCTAATTTATCAACTGAAAAGAATGTGTTCTTACGCAGAAAAGGTGTGTTTGCATGAGTATGTAGGATTGCATGTCCTAATTCATGCGCACAAACAGTTCTTTGCATGGATGGAGACAAATGATTATTAATAACGATGAAACGATTTCTTTTTTCATATTTATAAAATCCGTTTATTTCTTCATGTAAATCCCAGGTTAGTACATTTATCTTTAAGTAATCTGCAAGCTCATAGGGGTTATTCGTGTTGTATTTTGTGCAAAGTTGTTTGACTAGGTCTCTTATGACGAATTTCAATGTTTTTCCTCCTAAGCTCGCATTAGTTATCGTCGGTATTACGATATTTCTTAGGAACGTATTTTTTATTGATTACTTTGGTTTGTTTCACGATGTATTCCATTGCATCTAATAAAGATTCTACGGCTTCTTCGCTCATAGGCTCACCAGAGAACATTAATCCGTCTTCACCTTGAAGATCTCTTTTTATTTCTTCTATTCTTTTTGCTATGTCTTTTTCATTTTTTGAAGTAAGGTTACTTGTTTGAGTAGCTCCATCTTCAGTGAGTAATAAATTAGTATCGATATCTAAAGCGGAAGCGATTGTTCTTAATGTATCTAAACTAGGATTGTATCTTCCGCTTTCAAGATCACCTAAATACGAGCGTGAAATATTAGCTTTTTCTGCTAATGCTTTTTGTGTCATTTTTTTTTCTTTTCTATATTTTTTTATGTTTATTGATACGTTCATAAGGCATGGTTCCCTCCTAAAATGTCGGTATTATCGACCTTAATAAAAAGTTTAATGCAAAAATGACGGAAAAACAATGAAAAATCTATTTACAATATGACGGAAATACCGTACAATGAGTTTTGTGAGGCGGTGATTAATTGATGGAACATCATGAAACACTGGGGATGATAGTCAAAAAAAGTCGTCAAAATAAAAAGTTGCGGCAAATTGAAGTGTCAAAGTCAGCTTCTATATCTAGGAATTACCTTTCCGATATTGAGAATGACAGGTATACCCCTAGTTTGAAAACTTTTATAAGGTTAGCTTCTGTTTTGGAGTTAGACCTTAATTTATTGGCAAAAATGACGGAAATACAAGTTAAAAATCGTGAGGAGGAATCGGAATGTACGATCAGCTAGCTGTAGCAGACGAGAAGTTTTCATTAAGAGTTATAAATCGGGGTGGCAAATTGTTAGTTGATAGTAGAGAAGTCGCAAATATGATAGGTAAACGTCACACGGATTTATTAAGAAGTATTGAAAATTATATAAAAATTTTAGAAAACGCAAAAATGCGTTCTCAGAATTTTTTTGTAGAGGACAATTATACAACTGAAGGTAATAACAAGGCTTACAAAAAATACCTCTTAACTCGTAAAGGGTGTGACTTGGTAGCAAATAAATTAACCGGTGAAAAGGGAGTACTTTTTACTGCTACATATGTTATGCAATTTGAAGAAATGGAGAAGCGGATACAAGGGGAGCAAAAAATGCTAGGGAACACTTACAGTCAAATCAAACTGCTAGCAACAGGGACACTTGACTTAAATAACAGAGTTACATCCTTAGAAGAAAAAATTGAAACGCAATTAACTATTGATTACGGTCGGCAACGTATCCTGGAAAAGAGTAAAGCCAAAAGAATCTACTTTTTATGGGAAAACGAGCATGTAGATAGAAAAGTACATGATTCTACCCGCAAGCTATTCGGATTGTTGGGACGTAACTTGAAAGATGCATTCAATGTGAATAGTTATCGGGACATTTTGAAGAAGGATTTCGAGGAAGCTTTGAACTTTATAAACGGCTGGAGACCAATGGTTTAAAAATAAGGAGGAAATAATTATGTTCAATGTTCAAATAGATGAGAATGTTGTGAAGGAATTATGCGTGGAAGAAATTCAAAAGAAGGTTAAAGAATACGATGCTGAGTTGGCGTTTTGGGATACTAAGGAGCTTAAAAAACGAGTATGTATGTCGTGGAATACAATTCAGGATCAGTTCTTTTTTGATCCACGGTTTCCAAAATTCAAAGTGGGTAAGAAATGGTATTTCCCAGCAAAACAAGTGCAAGCATTTTTAGTTGAATGGGCAGAAGAAAGGATGGATTAATGATGTTTACAATTGATTACAACAATGTAAAAGTATCTGATTATCTTAGGCTACTAGCTCATTATAAATTACCAAATAAAAATCAACGTCGTTTAATTGAGAATAGGTTTGTATGTCTAAATGCTCTTTTTAAAAAGGCTGGTGAATCTAGTGGGAATTGAAAATTTAGTGTTACCCCAAGATGCTGAGTTAGCGAAATCATTACGTAATAAGAAGGAGAACTACATAAAGAATCAATTTTTGTTATCTCGCATTGCAACTAAGAAAAATGTAGAGGGTAACACAAAAGAATTCTATGAAACTTGTAAAGAGTATGAGTCCTGTGGAGAAAAGGAAAAAGAGTGTGATAAGCAATTAAAGGAATTGATATTTAAAAAGAAAGAAAATGATAGAGTTCAGCTTGTTGTAGAGCGTATGCGAGAGGTTGGAATTAAAGAGAATGTTATTCAAAAGGTTTTATGTAAATAAAAAGAAACCCATAGCAGTGGGTTCCATTAAAAAACAAATTCGAAATCAGTATATCACATGGGGTGAGTACATGAAAGTGTCGGTTGAAAATTATTTATTAAAACAACAGGTAGAAACAGCTGTAAGTAAATTAAAACTAATCTTCGAGCAGGAAGTAGATAACTGTAGAAAGTTAGATATAGATTATGTCATTACCATATTAACTAATGAACCATATGGCAGTATGCCGTTTTAGGAGGCTATAAAACTATGAAACTGTACGAATTAACAAGTAACTTCAATCAATTACAGTAAATGATTGAAGACGGGGCAGATCCAGAAGTAATTAAAGATACACTTCAATCAATCAGTGAAGCAATTGAAGATAAAGTACAAGGTGCAGCATTATTGATTCGTAATATTGAAGCGCAAGTTGAAGTGATTAAGGGGGAAGAGAATCGCTTGACTGAACGCCGTAAATCATTTGAGAACAGCTGTAAAAATATTAAGGATTATTTATATCATCAGATGGTTGCTGTGGATAAAAGACGTATTAAAGGTGCATTGATAACAGTAGCTATTCAAAAAAATCCAGCAAGTTTAGATATTGCAGGGGATGCAGTTATTCTACCAGAATACATGATTCCACAAAATCCAAAAGTAGATAAAAAAGCATTGTTACTAGCGATTAAGAATGGCTTGAAGTGGGATGGTATTTCATTAAAACAAGGCGAGAGTGTGAGAATAAGATGAGTGAAACTAAAAATTACTTTGCAGAATTAGCATCTATTGACGTTAGTAAGCATGTAGAGAAGAAGGGGCGTTTCAGTTATCCGAGTTGGTCATGGGCTGTAGATCAGCTTCTAAAAAAACATCCTGATGCCACATGGCAAGTAGTTAGGTTCGATGGATTACCTTATATGAAAACAGAAGTTGGGTACTTTGTTGAGGTTGAGATAACGGTAAATAACATCACACGTTCACAAATTCATCCGGTATTGGATAACTATAATAAGCCAATCGCAAAGCCTACGCCATTTCAAATAAACACGTCGATTCAAAGGTGTCTGGCGAAGGCCATTGCACTACATGGATTAGGCTTATACATCTATTCGGGTGAAGATATTCCACAAGATGATGAACCAAAACAAGTGGCTAAGCAACTGGATAGCGTTCCACAACAGGAGCAAGCTAGACAAGCAGAAGTTGTAAATGAACAAAGAATAAAAGCGATTCATGTACAAATTAGAGCGTTATCAGAAGTATATAATATGCCGTTTGAAGAAACAAAAAACACTGTAAAACAGTCATTGGGAATTCAATCTTTTAAAGGAATGACGGTACAACAATCATCACAGTTACAGAAAACAATAACATCATGGTTAAACGAAGCGAAAGAAAAGCAACAGCAAGCACAATAGGCAGGTGACTAAAATGAAAACAGTAGCAAGAGATGGCTCAATGCCACTGGCTTTAAATAGAAGTTTAGGCACTCGGTATTTACGTGATAAAAGGTTATCTGAATTACTCAAGCGCTGTCGTAGTTTAGAGAATGAAGGATTTGATTATCTATTTCCTATTCGAAGAGTGTTAGAAACAATTAAACATAGGAATGATGAAAATCCTCATCTGTTTAAAGGATGCTTTGTATTGAATCGTGACCGTGGGTTTTACTATGAGGTTGTTATGAGGAAGGTGAAGGGATGAGATGAGTAATTTATTAATTCATGAAGAACCATTGCTTGTTCTTCCAGGCTTAGCAAAGAAAATTGGATTGAATGAAGCTATATTTTTACAACAGATACACTATTGGCTAAGGCGTTCCAAACATTATTATGATGGAAGACCATGGATTTATAACAGCATTCCAAAATGGCAAGAACAGTTTCCTTTTTGGGGAGAATCAACCATTAAAAGGACCATTAAAAACCTTGAAAATATCAATGTATTGGTTATTGGGAATTATAACAAGAAAAAATTTGATAAAACAAAATGGTACTCAATAGAATATACATTTCTCCGTCAGTTAGAATCGACCGACGATGAGTTCAATTTGACCCCACGAGCAGGTCAAGTTGACCTGATGGAAGAGGTCAACTTGAACCGACCAATACCAGAGAATACACAGAGAGTAACAACAGAGACTACAGCAAAAGAATATATAGTCGAGATAGTAAACTATCTCAACGACGTTTGTGGTAGTAGTTATCGTTCAACATCTAAGAAAACACAAACACTAATTAAGACTAGATTAGTAGAAGGGTTCACTGTGGATAACTTTAAAGCAGTGATTGATATTAAGGCTAGAGAATGGCTAAGAACAGAACAAGCAAAGTATTTAAGACCAGAAACATTATTCGGTACAAAGTTTGAAAGCTATTTACAACAGGGAAAGGTGGAAGGTAAGCATGGCTCTAACAAAGGTAACAGATATAGCAAAGACCCTTTCAAAGAAGATGATCTTCCTTTCTGATACATGTGAGGTTTGTAAAAAAGAACGTAAACGTACTGTTAGATTCATGAAGATAAATGGCGAAGTAGTTTGTCCAGTATGTAAGTTGACAGAAGACAATCAAAAGTTAGAAGCAGAAATGAATGTGTTCCGAGATGAGAAGGAACAGAGAAAACGTAAAAGTATGTTTTATGATAAGAGCTTAATTAAGGATGAAACAATTAAACTTGCTAGATTCTCAACTTTTAAATCTGATTGTGAAGAGGATGAAAAGAATTACAATCTAGCAAAACGAGCACTGGAGGATTATTTAAATGATATAAGGTTTAATTTAATTCTAGTTGGAAAAGTAGGTGCAGGTAAAAGTCATCTTGCTTATTCAATTGCTCATGAAATGAACGAGAATAGTGGAGGGACTGTTCTTTATGTTTCTGTATCAGAACTATTTGACTATATACGTTCTACGTTCAACGGTCAATCTGAGGAATCTGAGCATAGCATTGTTAATTTATTAGTTAGTACAGATTTATTAGTTATTGATGACTTAGGTGCAGAACTAGGTGATATGGATGCTGCTGATCCGAAGGCGACTGCATTTGTGAATCGGGTACTGTTTAAAGTTTTTGATGGAAGACAAGGAAAGAAAACAATCATTACAACAAACCTAACAGGTGAAGCTGTTATGAAAGCTTACGATGAGCGTATTACATCTCGTATGTTCAACACATACAGGCATATTGAGTTTAAGTATACAAGGGATAAACGGAAAAGAAAGTTACCTTTTTAAAAGGGGGGACGAACTGATATGACCATTACTGTAATTCGTCCTAATGTCCATATTACAAGCGTTAGTAGTTGGGGAATGGTATTTACACCATCTCCGACAAACGACGCTGAATGGACATGTGAGGACTATAAAAATACAACGGGAAAACGGGTTGAAGAAATGTTAAAGAAAGCGAAGGGAAAAGAATGAAAACATATACAGGATTTGAAGCGATTGAAAGAATGAAAACGGATTGGATTAAAGAAAAGAATGATTGTTTTGCACACACATTAAAAAAAGGTAAGCATGAGGTTTTGGGAATTAGTAGTCAGCGTATTGTACCATCAGCGATTAGTATAAATTTCTTTTTTGAAAATGAGTTTGAGGATTATGTAGAACCATTGAATTTAGAAGAAGGCGAAATGTTTGTAATAGAAAGTTTAAGCGGTAAATGGTATGGGATTTTAAAAGAAGAAACACAAGAAAAGTATTACTTAATAATGGGGTTAAAAGTTGGTGATTATCGTTTTTATGAAAATGGATGTTTCTTCAAAAAATATCAAGAGAGCACATTTCGAAAAGCAACTGATGAAGAGTTAGAAGAATTTGAGCGTTTCATGATGTTTTATAAGAAGGATCGTAAAATGGACGAGTTTAAATTAGGTGATATTTGTGAACGTAAAGACGTCTTATATAAAGTAATTGTTCAGACTGAAGATAATAAGTTTGAGGGTGTTCTAGGGTGCGTAGCAATTAACGAGAAAGATGCTCCAGTAAAGTATTTTCCTGCTAATAGTGTAGAACTACAATTCTGTGTCGAGGACATGGTGGGGTAATTTTGCATCAACACATCATAGATCAACTGATTGATAGAGGTATTTATAAATCCAAGGACGGGCTTCGAGATTTGTTCGAATGCTCGTTTGAGGAGTTAGTGGAATTGTTGGAGGGAGAAGAGTGAGCTTTAAAAAGGAAATGGCAATCATTTTAGTCAGCTGGCTTTTAATCAGTGTGACTATATTCTTACTAAAATACTAACTTGGAGTGAACTTATAATGATTCAGTTACACACAATTACATCAGAAGAGAAGAAACAAACTTTTGATATTACGGAACTATTTGAAATGCAAAAAGAATTGGATAAACGAATTGGATATAAAGGAAATGACAAAATGGATATGTTGTTTCGTGCATTGCTGGTGGAGGTCAGTGAAGCGTGGAACGAAACTCGAGCGTTTAAGATGTGGAGTACAGGGTTTGGTGTTCCTAAGAATGGATTATTAGAAGAGTTGATTGACGGTCTTCACTTTCTCATGAACATTGTAATTGAGTTAGATAAATGTACATGGAGACATGAACTCATTCCATCGTTCAGTACGCAATCAATTATGAGAAAAGATACAAGCAATGTAAATATGCTGTTCGAATGGTATATGCAGGATGTATTGACTGCCAAAAGAGCATGGTGCCAATACAGAGATTTAACTACAACGATGGGACATTTGAGAAGAGCGTTTGGCATTTTTTTTCGTATTTGCTATTTGTATGGATTTACTTATGAGGATATCGTACAGTCTTATAAAGAAAAAAGTGCAGAGAACTTTGATAGACAGAATGCTGGATATTAATAAAATTGAAATTTTGTAAAAAGGATAGAATCATAAGTAAATAAAATTCTTTTTCGAACTTAAAAAAGAAACAAAAGCAAGCAGAACCAGAGAAATTAAATTTAAGAGACGAGTAGAAATGATTGAACTAATATATTCAAAATGACTGCTGTTAGACTGTTATTACTTGTAAGTGTTACTACTCTCCATACTCAATTCTAGTTAGCTTGTACATATCCTCCCTACTGTATTATATTGAAATTTTTTATGTGTTTTTTGGTGTTTCTTACAAAAAATGCACATTTTTATAGTAAAATTAGGTAAATAGAGTGTTCATGTATAAAGGAGAGGGCTATGAACAGAGACTTATATTATTCATACATATCAGAAAAAATTGAGCTCTTAAGTCTCAGGATTAAGAGTATGGGGAAACTGAATATATTAAATCTTAATATACATGCTGAGTTTTTTTACAGAGATTTGTGTAATTTAATATATGGATTATCTTTAGAAAATGCAAATGTTGAGGAACAAAACATTGCTGCAATTGACTTAATTGATAAAAATAAGAAAATTTTGATTCAAGTTTCATCTACATGTACAAAGCAAAAGATTGAAGGCACTCTTTCAAAAGATAAATTATTAGAGTATAAGGAGAAGGGATATACTTTAAAATTTCTTTTCTTTTCTGATGCTAAAAATTTAAAGAATAAATCATTTGAGAATAAGCATAAGATTAAATTTAATCCCCAAACAGATATTATAGACAAAGATACTATATTAAACAGTATTTTACAGTGTAAAGTGGATAAACAACGAGAAATTTACGAACTAATTAAAGAGGAACTTGGGGAAAGACCGGATTCATCAAAAATTTCTACGAATTTAGCTGATTTAATAAATTTACTTTCTGAAGAAAACTTAGGTTTAACTGAAGAAAGAAACAATTTGCATGAATATAATATTGATCATAAGATTAGTTTTAATAACTTAAACAAATTAAGGAGTATAATAACTCAATATAAAATATACTATTCAAAAATAAATAGTATCTACCAAGAATTTGACAAACAAGGAAACAATAAAAGTCTTTCGGTATTTCACAAACTTACACGTTTTTATACCGAAGAATTATTGAATGATGATTGCAATGAAAACACAATGTTTTTTAACATAATAAGTAAAACTGTCACGCATATTCGAGAAAGTAGCAATTATAACGTATTACCAGTTGAAGAACTTGAACAATGTGTTTCAATAATAGTTGTTGATGCATTTATACGGTGTAAAATCTTTGAGAATCCGGAGGGGTATAATCATGTTATTGCCTAGAGAGATAAACCCTGAATTGAGTATATATTACAATGGATCAATTATTTTACAACAGCTGTTAGTAGAAGATAATATGGAAATAATCCATTTGTACAATATTGTAAAAAAGAAAAGTGATATGTCATTGTTTACTTATCTACTTTCTCTAGACTGGCTTTTTTTATCAGATATTGCAATTGTTACAGAAAGTGGGGAAGTTAAGCTGTGTTCATAAAGTATTTGAAAATCGAAGATGTTAGTGGACTTGTTAGAGAAATGAAGTTCCATAAGGGAATAAATCTTATTGTCGATGAAACAATGAATGTTACTAATAAAGAAACAGGAAATAATGTTGGGAAAACTACTGTTTTAAAGCTGATTGATTTTTGTTTGGGAGCAGATCCTAAAATAATTTATACAGATGATGAAAATAAGAAAGAAATTGACACAGTTAAAAAATATTTAATGGATGGTCAAGTATTGGTGACTTTAGTATTAAAGCAGGATTTGGGTATTGAAGAATCTAATGAAATTGTGATTGAAAGAAACTTTCAAAGTCGAAATAAGAAAGTTATGAGAATTAATGGTGAAAATTTCACTAAAAATAACGGGAAAGATTTTGAAAATGAGCTGGATAGGTTAATTATAGGAGAAAGACAAACGAATAAACCGACATTTAGAGAAATAATTGCACACAGCATTAGATATAATGATGATCGTATTAATAAAACATTAAAGTTTTTATCGGTATATACGTCACTTGCGCAATATGAAACTTTATATTTATATTTATTTGGAATTTCAATAGAGGATAGATCTAAAATCCTTAAGAAAATCTCAACTGAAAAAGAATTTAAAAAACGAATTGAGAAAAATCAAAGTAAGAATGAATTAGAACTTTCACTTGCATTGATAAATGATACAATCTCTCGCCTCGAGCGAAAGAAAAGTACTTTAAATATAAATCATAATTATGAAGAAGATTTAATTAATTTAAATAATATTAAATATCAAATCAGTAATATTAGTTCTAAAATAACTGAATTAAGTCTTAGAAAGAAAATAATACTTGAAGCTGAAGAGGAGCTTAAAACAAATAAATCAGACATTGATTTACAACAATTAAAAAGAATATACAACCAAGCAAGTGAAAATATGTCGAATATTCAAAAGACGTTTGAGGAACTGGTTGATTACCACAATAAAATGCTTGTTGAGAAGATTCGATTTATTACCCAAGATATACCGGGAATAGAATCAGAAATATCAATGTTGAATAGTAGTTTAAAGAGTTTACTATCTAAAGAAGAAGAATTAGCAATTAAAGTTGCAAAAAGTGATACCTTTAAGGATCTAGAAAATATTATTGCTGAATTAAATGAAAATTATCGACGTAAAGGAGAAATTGATAATTCGATTTCTCAAATTAATGATGTTGATGAAAAAGTGGCAACTTTAGAAGAAGAGCTTCATGAGATTGATCAAGGTGTATTCTCAGAAAAGTTTAAGGAGAAAATTAAAAATCAATTAGTAAAATTTAATAAACATTTTTCTAAAGTTTCGAATGAACTATATGGAGAGCAATATGGTATTACATTTAATGTAAAAGTTGATAAGAAGACTGGTAAGAGTATATATGTATTTGATTCTTTTAATGCTAATAGTAGTTCAGGTAAAAAACAGGGAGAGATATTATGCTTTGATTTAGCGTATATTTTATATGCAGATGATGAGGGAATTCCAGTGTTACATTTTATATTAAATGATAAAAAAGAACTTATGCATGGGAATCAATTAACTAAAGTAGTGGAATTTATTAAAAATAAGGATGTTCAGTTGATTTTCTCGATATTACAAGATAAACTTCCTAATGAATTGAATAATGAAAAAAATATTATAGTAAGACTTTCTCAAAAGGATAAACTTTTTAAAATTGAAAAGTGTGATTAGATTAATTTGGAAAGAAAATAAAGGAAGTTAGAAAGGCATAGCAAATGTTATGTCTTTTTTTATTTAATTATAAAATAACTCTTATAAGAATGGAGATTAATTAATGGGAAAAAGTCAAAGAAATAAAGGAATGAGACGCGAAAGAGAATTTGCTAGTTTGATAGGTGGTGCGTGTGTTCCGCTCTCAGGAGCGATGAACGGGTATTCAAATGATGTGAAGGGTTTAGGTCTTGAATGGGAAGTGAAAGCGAGAAAAGAAGGATTCAAGACGTTATACAATTGGTTAGAGGGTGAGCGAGAACAGCCAGATGCATTAGCAATTAATGCTGATAGAAAACCGTGGCTGGTGGTTATGCCTTTGGATACATTTTTGAAAATGGTGAAGGAGTGAGAGGATGTTGGATATTGCCCTACCTGTTCTTAACAAAGAACAGACAAAAAAGAACGTGCTTCAAGCTTTGAAAAAGTATCGTTTATTTTTATCAAGTATAGATGAAAGAGATATAGAGCGTGTACAAAATGGTAAGATGATCGGCATGAGTAAAACAGTTTTAGAACGAATCAACTATATTCAAGTAATAAGAAAAGGTGTAGAGAAGCTGAATACGTGGGATATGCAATTTATTGAGTTAGCTTATCTGGGTAAAGATAAGCCTAATTGGGTAAAGATGTGTAGATTATTGAATATGTCCCAGCCGGATTATTATAGGAAGAGAAACAAGGCTTTGTGTGAGCTTGCTTATAAATTAGAAATTGAGGTAGAAGAATGAGAACCGCTTGATGTAGCGGTTTTTTGTTTTATATTGTATATTTTATTATATTGATTTAATGTTTTTGCTTATTATTTGGGTAATAGTTAAATTAAATAGAAGGGCGAGAGGAATGGAGTTTTATAATGAGTCAAAAGGTTATTCAGGAAATCTTAGAAGAAGTTATAAATGAGGTACGTTAGGATGCTAAATTTGAAGTTAGAAACACTGTTAAAGCTATAACGAAAGAACAAGTAATAGCAGAGGCTAAGAGCATTAATTAGGAGGGAATTTATGTGGCACAAGTTTTGAAGGAGTTTTATTCTCCAAGTAAACAATATAAAGTTGAAATAGTAAAACGAAAAGATGGTTTGTATACAACGGAAGTTTATAGGTGGATGGAGGATTGTGGATATGAATTTTGGAGTTCTATTAATCAAGGGATGTCTTTGATAGATAGTGAAGAGCATGCACGAAAGATAGCTATTGAACAACTGAAGGGGTGTTCTAGAGAAAATATTAATACAAATGTGTTAAAAGATTAAATCGATTAGAAGTGAATTTTTTATTACGTCAAAGGTTATGGGTATTTTAGGTATATCAGGGTCACGTATGAATGTGCTGATTAAGACAGGGAAGTTAGAATTTGTAAAAAAACTAGGGGATGTTAGTTTGTTTTTACGTGTTGATATTGAAGCGAAGAAAAATGAATTAGAAGCATTACGTGAGAAAGATCAGCCTTATTTTAAGAAGAATAATCTTTTCGTTCTAGAATAAATTCACTTATAATAAAGTATCATTTTGTGTAGGAACTATGGCACGATTGTTGAAATATATATATATTTAATGTTAATATGCTAATCGGAACAATAAACTAAGGGATGGTATAAATGGAAAAATTAAAAGATTACCATGTGAGAGAGGAATTGTTTAAATATCTTGAAGGACTGTATATCAATTGTTCTGATACGATTATTATAAACGAACTTGGAATCTGTCAAGGGCAATCTAGAGTTGATGTAGCAGTGGTTAATGGGATTATGCATGGTTATGAGATTAAGAGTGAAAGCGATACGTTAGAACGATTACCAAGGCAAATCGAATATTATAACAAGGTATTTGATAGAGTTACAATTGTAGTGGCAGTAGACTACTTAGAGCATGTGAAAAAAATGGTTCCCAAGTGGTGGGGAATTATCTCTGTACGGAATCGTCAAGGAGAAATAAAGTTAAAAAAATTAAGGCAAGGAAGAGCTAATAAGAAAATTGATCCATTTGCAGTTAGTCAGTTTTTATGGAAAGATGAAGCGCTAGAAATATTAAAAGAAAAAGGCTTGCAAAGAGGATATCTTAGCAAACCTAAAAGAGCTATTTTAGAGCATTTAGCTGAAACAATTGAAATAAATGAACTAAAAGATTTAGTTAATTTACAGTTGAAACAGCGCGAAGGTTGGAGAGATCACGTGCTACTAATGTAAGGTGATGATTTACTCCAACCATTACCCATGTTTCAGCATTCCCTGGTTTTGCGTCGCCATTTGCACATTCGTAGATATAATTATCACCAAATGAGAAATCACGTCCGCAAAATTGAGGCAGGGAAATTAAATCTTTTGCTAATTGAACGGATTGAGAAAAACCATGTTTTTTAACACTTCCGCCCCTAAAAATTAGATATAAATCATCAAAACTATACACAATTTTTGATGCCATTGTAATAATGCGCGGGTCAAGATTCACAAAGTCTGGATGTGAAATTCCATAATCTCCAAAAATAGGGATTCTAGCCAACCCGCAATCATGTATTCTTTTATAGATCTTCCACTCTGTTCTAGGAAGTTCTCCATTAGAATTAGTCGGTATTGAATTAAGGTTTTTTGGAAAACTTGTCATACTAAGAGTTAAAGTACGCCATTGAGTTAGAAATGGGAATTGTGCAATTGTAAGCAAGACATGTTGATAAATTAATTCTTCTTGATTGGGGTAGATTTGCTTGTAGTCTAATATGATGTCTACCTCATTATGAGTAACATTAAAGAAAGTTAATATTTCTTCTAATTCTTCTCGTAGTTTTTGAAAATTTGATAATTCATTTTGTGTTAATCGAATACAAATACCATTTTGACTGACAGAGCGGACAGCAGTTTGGAATTCTTCAGGTCTGTCAATTCCGGTTACTGGAATTGCAGGGATATCAAATGAATTAATAGAGTTTACCACAAATTTTACAGGGTGCTGACCATCTTGTAGAAGGTCATCCTCAAAATCCTCATTATCGTATAATGTATATAAATCAATGAAGATTGAAGTATTTTGGTGCCAAACTTCTTTTAATTGAGCTCCCACATTTTCTAAGTGCTCATCAATAGTTTTGCTAAAATCACCTACTTTATGATCAAAAGGAACAGGTTGTATTTCGATTAGAGGAATCATTTTTTGTTGTTCCGAAGAATGTATTCTTTCTAGTGCTCTTCTTTCACCTCTTTTCCATTTTAAAGTTGGTACATAATATTGGCTATCAGACATAATTAAAACACTCCTTCCTTTAAATAAATTCAAGGTTATAAAATTCGATGTTTATATGGAAAATCCTTCAAAATCCATAGGGTGTTTGTAAAAAAATGATAAAAAACAGATGAAAAGTTGATAAGAAATATCACGAGTGTACATGTATTATAAAAGTGTAATAAGAACTGCCACGGAAATGGTACTGTATGTCGTTTCTAGATTTTTCTAAACGTCTCGGGCAAGGACAATTAATTATAGTTTACTCACGAATAAACGTAAGTAAGGGTCCGACCAACGAGGGAGAGGGTTACACCTCTCTTTGAGCCGAGGATGTTCCTTCCGAATGTCCAATTGCTAATCATACTTTCCTCGGTTCAAAGAGGCGTGGGGCACCTCAACACTTTATTTCTCTCTTGAACTTTACCAAACAAATTAGAAGCATCAGCTACACTTACAGATTTGTGTCTATGAGGAACGGTTTTCCGTTTCTCTGACTGTATAAGTGGAATTTACTTGTGTAGTGAGAGAAGCGTAGAAATTAAATATGAAAGTAATAAAAGAACACTGTTATGTAGAGAAGTACAGTCTATATACGGTGTTCTTTTTTGTTTATAAGGAGGAATAGGCTATGCAGGATTTGATTAAGCAATATAACACAACTTTAAGGAAATTGAGGGAAGCACACAAGGATGCTAAAGAGGAAGATATAAAGGTCCTAACTGATATGATTAGTGACATTACTTATTCCTTAGAATGGATGAAAAAGGCGAGAAGACCGGGAAATCGTAGAGGGATTGAAAGGTTGGCTGCGTATCAGAGAGAAACAGCGTGTGATCCGTTACTGATGCAAAGGTATTTCCGTAGCATGGATGATAATCTATATGAATGGGATAATCATCAGCAAGAGCATGCAATTGGTGAATGGGATAAAATTAGGTTAGAAGATGCTTTATCATTGTTAACGGAACGAGAGAAAGAAGTGTACCTCATGTCTCGAGGATATTGCTTAACGTATAGGGAGATTGCTAGGTACCTTAAAATTACGTGTAGTACAGTCCAATCTATGATAGAACGTGCTGAAAAGAAAATAGCAAGACAGGTAAATGAGAGCCTCTTCTGCAATTGCGGATGAGGCTTTTAATTTAGTATTAAAATGCTAAATTAAATATTATTATATGGCTAATTAAATACTTATAATTGATTTTTTGTGCCATGAATAAATGGTGTGAATCGGAATTTGTATAGTGCATTAGAGAAAATTTATTTGGTCTATAAGATTAATGTTAAATATGGAGAAATAGTTCTCTTGAAAATGAACTCTTCATTTTATTTTTATATCGTTATATAAAATGTAATCTTATATTCAGTTGAAAGCAAAAAAGAGAGGGAGTATTCTTAAAGTATTAATAGTTAAAAATTAGAAAACTTAGGTTTGAGGAGCGGACATTAGTGGAATTATTATATGTTTGGATTGAAGGGTTTAATGAAGGATTAATGAAAGAGCAAGGATTTAATTTTGATAGTCGTTTTAAATATCAATTACATCCTAGGAGTGATGGTACATATAGATTAAGTATAAAGGCTAATCCTAATTATTTAGATGACTTTTTTAAGCCGGAATATTCGCATTCTGAGCCAACAGCAGTTATCAATAATATCACAGCAATTGTTGGCCAAAATGGGGCTGGTAAATCAAGTATAGTTGATTTTTTAAAAGAAAACTTTAGTGGAGATAATGAAGTCGAGGATATGGATGAAAAAGAGTGGGATAATAGGTATCTCTATATTCTGCGTAAATATAAGGATAACAAATTAGAGCATTATATCTATATCGCACCGAAAATGAATGTAGATATCAGTGTAAATAAAGAAATAAATTTCTTTTATGAGTTAAGAATTGATAAGGTTGGATTTCCTCGTAATATAGATAATACAACTTTAATTTATTTTTCCAATGTCTATGATAACAAAGAGGAGTATTCAACAAAGAAGCTTCTAAATATTTCAACAAATTATTTATCTAGTGTGCAATTCCACCGAGATATTTCATCTCTGGGGGGAGATTATAAATTTGATGAAATTAAACGACAAATCAATTTTGTGTATGGGGTACAAAATAGCGAAATGCCATTAGCGTTACCTTTTAAGATTCCTGAATATATAGATGTGGTCATTGGTAATAGAATAGGAAGCAACATGTCGCTTTTTAAAATACATGGAGATTATCCATTACTTGAGTCAATTAAATCCATTTATCAATCGACTAGAGTTAATACAAATACAAATACAAATAAGTTTAAACTACCTGATAACCTGAAAGATAGACAGGCAATAGTGTTATTTACGAGAGCAGTCTTAAGGTACTTAGCTAATGAAATAAGGAAAAAACCGGTTAGAGAAAAATTAGAACATCTTTATGTAGAAATATTTGAAGAGGGTATTGGTAGTAATTATAATAATGATTTTATTAGATTGATTAGAGGATTACGAAGATTAGCACGACTAATTAAAAATTCTAGTGAAGAATTATTAAGATTTAACAAGATGATTAGAGCGTTAGCAACGCTTATGATGAACTTTTATAAAGATTATCGTCATAACGCCACAGTAGATATTACTAACTTTGATAAAATTAAAATCACGTTTAAAATAGAAGAATTAAAAGGAGGAAGACTTGAAAATGTTCTGAAGCTATATGAAGCTATATGCATCAGCAATGAGTTTTTTATTTTTTCATGGAGGGATATGAGTAGTGGTGAAAAAGCTCTTTTAAATATTTATTCTCGTTTTTATTATGCATCTAAAAGACAAGAATTATTAAGTCATCCTGAGGATGATTTAATAATTCTTATTGATGAGGGAGAAGTATATCTTCATCCACATTGGCAAGGAAACCTTTTAAATAGTTTAATTGAATTTTTACCAAGTGTTTTTAAAAATAAGAAGGAATTAAGACAAAGAAATATTCAAATTATCCTAACATCTAACTCGCCCTTTTTAGTTTCTGATCTTCCAAGCACAAATATAATTTTTTTAAGGAAAGAACAAACGTATACTACGGTAATAGAAGATTTGGATGAAACTCACCGAACCTTTGCCGCTAATATTCATTCATTATTAGCACATTCCTTCTTTATGGAGGACGGTGTTACGGGTGCTTTTGCGAAGAGAAAAATTAATGAAATAATTCATCTGCTTATTAAAGAAGATATAGTTACTATTTTTGAAAACGAGGAAAAAATAGAAAAGACTATTAATTTGATAGGTGAACCAATTATTCGTAATAAACTTTTACAAATGTTGACGGAACGTAGAATGGTAGGGGTTAATAAGGAAATTGCTAGGCTTAATTTACGCCTTAAGAAATTGGAGAAATGGCAAGATGATAAAAATTGAACGTGATAATTTAGATTTTCTAGCAAAAAGACATTTTGAAGAATACTTTGTTAGAAAGAAATTCCTTAAGAAACTAGAAAATTATGCTGACAATGAAAAAGATTCAATACAAAAGGACTTTTTTAAATCTATATTGAATCAAATCGAGGATATTGTGATGGGGAGACCCAGTCGCTTAAATGAAATTATAAAAGATCTTAGTGATGATCATCCAGAATTAATGAGAAAAATGAAGGAATACAGTTTTTTGAAAAAAATATTAAATGAATATAAAAAGAAACAGGAAGATTTAGAGAAAAATATCAAAAAAAATCTATCTAATGTTTATGAACTTAAACGAGAAAAGGAAAATGTGGATAAATGCGCTAAAAAAGTTGATTCCCAGATTAAATATATTGAAAAATTTTTAGAGAAGATAAAGAAAATCTTTAATTATAGTAATTTTTGTGATCAGTATAGTAAAGATACAGAGAAAATATGGGGTGCTTATGAACTGGTAAAACAATTGAAAGTGGGGACATGCCCATACTGTAATAGACATTTTATTACTGTATCTGAGCCAAACGAGGATGATGGAGGTAGAACAAGGCCACAATTAGATCATTTTTATAGTAAGTCCAGATTTCCTTTCTTAGCTGTTTCTTTTTTCAATCTCATACCTTGCTGTTATGTATGTAATTCAAATTTAAAAAGGAATCAAGAATTTTCTATTGAAACACATTTAAACCCTTATGAAAATGGCTTTGAAGATTTAATACAATTTACTGTTAAATTTCAAGGGGGAAAAGATGAGGAAGATTATCTAAATGCATGGTACTCTAATACACAGATGTTTTCTATTGATTTTAAAGTAAATGAAGTGAAGAAAAAGCAATATAGTCCTGAAGAATATAAATCTTTATTTGATAAAATAGAGAAAAATAAAGAAACTTTTAAATTAAAATCTTTATATAACTCTCATATTGATTATGTGGGGGAGATGATTGTAAAAAATATAACGTATAGTGATGATAAAATTGAATCTTTATGCCAAGAGTTCCCTGATTTGTTTCCTTCAAAACATGATGTAGTAAGAGTAGTATACTCTAATTACGTTGATACTGCACAACTAGATAAAAGGGTTTTATCAAAATTAACAAGAGATATTACTCAAGAATTTGGAATAAAATATATCTAATAAGTTATACCGCTCCTTTATTCATAAGGAGCGGTATTGTGTTTCTAAAGATAGCTTTTATTTTAATATTTGTTTTAATTCTGCGATACTTAACCATGGTTTACGCCTATGCAACATTCTGTGACAATTGGAGCAAACCATTATTATATCCTCAATTTTAGTCTTTTCTCCCTCTTTAAGTTGAGATACAGGGATTGTATGATGTCCCTCAATATAATCTTTTCCTAATTCACCATATGTTTTGTAAAAGTCAAAGCCACAAATTTCACAGAAGAGTTTCCCTCCATGCTGTTGTTTAAAGTGTTCTTTTGCCGATTTAATTACTTTGTTATTACGTTCATAGGAAAGATGAGTTCTAAGTATTTGTTTCCCTTCAGAAAATTCCTCCTCAAGATCGATTAATTCCCAATCATTATCATTATTATTATCGAAGTTTCTTAATCCCCAACAACCATTCCCTTTACCATTTACAGCATAAAATAAGTCTTGTTCTCCTTTATAAATATCACATTCACTAGAATGATAATAGATAGTCTTTCTAATTTGTGCACCTATTGATTGTTTATTTTGATATTTACTTAGGTCTATATTGTTACGTTCCATAAATTTTGTTTTAATCTGACTTAGTGTTCCAGCTCCACCTAAATCCGTTAATATTTCTATGATTTCATTTAACCAAGGATTGTTATTTGCCATAGGTATTCCTCCGAGTAAATTATATTTATTTATTATTAGTCTATCTTTTTAAAATTAGTATATCTAAATTTTTGCAATGGAAGCAATTGGTTTTATATAATTGTAGAAGGATTTACCAATGGACAATAACGGGAGGATTCAAAAAATGAATCAAAATACAATAAAGGAAATTCTTAAGTTTCGAGATGATAGAGACTGGAAGCAATTTCATAACTCGAAGGATTTAGCGATTTCTCTTTCTTTAGAGGCTAGCGAGTTATTGGAGAATTTTCAGTGGAAAAGTAGTGAAGATGCAATAGAACAAAAACTTGAAAACATCAAGGATGAACTAGCTGATGTATTAATTTATTCTATCTTATTGGCTGACCAAATGAATGTGGATATAGAAGAAGTAATTCAAAATAAACTAGAGAAAAACCAAAGGAAATATCCAGTTGGAAAGTCATTTGGATCGAATAAAAAATATAACGAACTATAGAAAACTAAATAAAACAGAAGAGGTGTAAGTGTATGTACAACGTAATACTGCAACCTACAGGGAATAAAGTAGCTAAATTTAATTTTCAATCTACAATGCGTAATGGAATTGAATTTGATAAAATTAAGCCTTTCTTAGAACAAGAGGATGCTAATAATTTATCTGAAATTTATAAGGGAAACTTAATCCGTGTTTGGGGGATAACTCCAAGTCCACAAAAGATAAAGCAATGGGAAAAAATTCAAAGAGGAGATATAACACTTTTTTCAGCGAATAAGCAAATTTTTGCATCTGCTACTATTGCATATAAGGTACATAATTTAGAATTAGCAAAGTATCTGTGGGGAGAAACAGATAGCGGTGAAAGTTGGGAATATATTTACTTCTTGGATGAGATAAAGCATCAAGCCATTAGTTTAAGTGTCTTTAATAGATTATTAAATTATGAAGAGGGAAATCTAATACAAGGTTTTAGAGTGTTAGACCAAGAGAAAAGTAACATAATAATGAGTGCTTTTGATTTGTATAGTTCTTCTTATGCTCCAATTAGTACAAAGGAAGAAACAAAGAAAAATATTAAAGACATTATAGGTGACTTAGAACAAAGTGCTTCATTGGATAGTGAAATAAAAGGTAAGGCTAGAAAAGAGCAAGGGATATTACGTGGTTACCTGTTTAATAATAAGAAAACATGTAACTGTGGAATTTGCGGGAAAGAGTACCCGATAGATTTACTTGTAGCTGCACATATTAAGAAGAGAGCATTTTGTAGTATGGAGGAAAGGTTGGATATTGAAAATATAGCCATACCTATGTGTAAATTTGGTTGTGATGATTTATTTGAGAAAGGGTACATTACTGTCTTGAATGGAGAAATTATTAGTTTGGTAAATACAGATAATTTACCGGAATCAGTAGGGAATTATATTGAGACCCTCCAAGGGAAAGAGTGCTTAAAGTGGAATAAGGATAATGCTGAGTATTTTGAATGGCATACAAACTATCACATGAAATAATTATAAGTTTATATGTCTAATAGATTTATAAAAGATATGTGCTAAAAGTATTGAGAGAGATAATAACGTGATTACTTTCTTTATAAAGAAAAAAAGAAAACGGGAATGGTATTCAGCCGTTGATTACATAGAGTATGAAAAGAGATAAATAGTGTGTAAGTACAAAGAGCATCTGCATAAGATGCTTTTTTATTTGGAGATTGTTTTATCTGTAAATATATAAGAAATAAATATCGCCCTTATGATGAGGAATAGAAAATCCATTATTTCGTCGTACAAAAGCCATCTATATATAGACAGAACTTAATAAGTAGGTTATGTGAAACTTCATGTACCGTACGGAGTTTCGTATAACCTAATAAAAGATAGCCGTCCAACATTAGGCGGTTATTTATTTTGAGGTGGATGCATGGCAACAGAATACGCAAAGAAATTTTATAAATCCACAGCATGGAAGAAGTGTTGGGATTCATATTTTAAATTTAAATGTGGATTATGTGAATGGTAAAATTTCACGTACCTTATGTGATGTCAAAATTACAATTTAGAAATAGGGGGATTCCAGATGGAGCAATTATCATTCTTTCCAGAAATCACAAATGAGGAGTACAAGCAGATACAGAAGATAGTCGCAAAAGAGCTGTTCAATTATAAAGCTTTAGAAGTTCGTATGAAGAATCAAGAGGAGTGTGTAAGTGAAAGTATTCAGTTGTTCCCTGAACTTCGTGACACAAGGAAGCTGAATGATTACAAGTACAAGCAGATCAAAAGAGCTTTAGAACACTCATTAGATATTGAACAGAGAGACATTATAGAACGGAAATACCTTAAAAGCACAGGGTGGGTAAGTGATAAGAATGTTAAGGCACAAATGATGCTACAAAACGATTGGTATTACTTCCAAAAGAAAAACGCGATTATGGCGTTCGCTACGGCATTACGGATTATTTAAAAAACACAGGAGACTTTACGTTCAATTATAGTCTCCTGTGTTTTTGATTTTGTTAAAGATTGATTGGTCTAGTTTTTGAAGCTGCTTTTTTCTTATTAATAGGTAACTTTTTAACAAATGGATGGTGATCAAGTTGCTCATTTGAGATGCATTTTCTTAAGCAATTATCACTTTCAGAAGCATATTTAGTGAATTTGGTTTCATTCTCGGTTAATTTTTGAAGTCTATTAAATACAGTTTCTAATTTATATAATCTTTTATCTTTAATTGTATAGTCATTAATTCCATGTTTATACTCAGATAAAATGGATATGAAAGAATTATCTATGTTATTACGTTTTAAACGGGAAATTGTAAATTGATTTGACCTTATAGCATAAGGATCATGAAAATCTTTTTCAATGTATGCTATCCCGCGCCTACAATCCTCTGTAGTTTCATTTTTAATATAATACTCTTTTTGAAATTTCTTACCTTCAGGGTTGATATAACAATAATCAATTCTAATAATATATGGTTCTTTTCTAGAGTGTTCACTTCTGTTAATCCCATTGTTGGAAATATATATTTGAAGATGGCAAGTGTTTACAAGAGAATTTTCTTTATCTTTTTTCAATGTAATAGTATTAGATTTTTCCTTTAAGGAAAACGGTTTAAATTCATATATAGGAAAGATTAATTTATATCTTTTATGCGATAGTGTTCTAGATTTTTCATTATAAGCTTCATAATGAGACATCCATTCATTTCGTTTTTTAGATAATATGTTCTCAAGATTTCTTTCTTTTTTATTGAATAGTCCTATGTTTTTTAGGAATTTCATAATAATCCCGTTAGGTTGTTTTTTTAATAGATCTTCATATTGTTCCTTGGTCATTTTGTAATCTTCATATTGTTTTTTTAATTTTTGTCTTTCATGTATTTCGCTTTCAAGATTATAATGTCTGAATAATTGATAAAGATTTGAATTTACCTCTTGAGATTTCGAAATGGTTTCATTATCTAATTGTGAAGTTCCTTTTAATAGAGAGGTAATATCCCTTTTAAGTGCATGTTCAAAATTAAATCGTGTAAATCCATATTCATAATAAGAATATATATTATCGATATCCTCCTGACATATATCTAAAAAATTGCTTATTTCTAAGTTAGTTAATGCTTTGTGTCTTAACTTAAGATTAGCAAGAAAAGAATTTAATTGATTAAAGCCAAAAAATGAGGGCAATAACTTTTGGAAGTATTCTTGTTCTTTTCTTTCTAAATCTGTTTCATCTGTCTCTTCTAAGATAATCATACGGAAGTCTTGCAATGTACAGTTGTTTTCTAGCATGTATTTAAAAATTTTACAGGCCTTAAATTTCCCGTCATAGTACGATTTAAAATTGGAGAAGAAATACTCATAATAATTTTCATAAGAAAGTCTATTTAAAGACAGTATTTCGCAGAGGTGATCCTTATATCTTCTTTGTATATCTTTAGACTGCCCTATATATATAGGGATAATTTTATCATTAATAAAGTTATCTATATATATCATATACACACCAGAAACTTTATACTTTGTTTCAGGTGTTACCTCTCTATATGAATTGTCTTGTATTAATTGTTTTACTAGTTCCTTTATATTATCTACTTTTATTGAATTACGTGCCACAATGTACCTCCGAAATAAACCTTAATAATATTTTTGTTTATTTATCAAGTTTACCAGTTTTCTAACAATTAAAGTGCGTTTTATATTAATTGTTTTGGATTAATGCATGTTATTAGTAAGAAAACATCGATAAATAGCCGATAAAGTAATGATAAAGAGGAGGATATCTAGATGTTTGAACCACCGTATCATTATCTTACAAGTTCTTTGACAACCGCATATCGAGGAGGATTAGTACACCTATAAGTGAAACGTTCTTATGCGAGAATGTCACGGTAACGTATACCGCATAGTAGGGCGGGCAAGGCGGTAAGAACCCGCGTTAAGACGAAAAGACCAATTAAAATGATTAAAACTATTAATGACATACTCCAGTATGGCGGGTGTGAGATAACTCGTATTCGTCATACTGTTTTACTTCTCATTGAGCATACAATCATCCACCTTTTGTGTATTTATAGGTAGTAAAACTAGTGTCTTTCATGATTTCCCTCTATAAGACCAAGTTTGAAAATGGAAATGGGTGATGGTTCTATGATTGGATGAATCACACGTTTCAAAAACTGTTGTATACGTATCTCGTATTAGTAATTACTCACGATTCTTACTAATGACCAAAACGAGGGCAAAGGGTTCCCCGGCTCTTTGCATGAGCAAACATGAGACAGTCATCCCCTGCTGGCGCCTCCACATGTTTGTTCACGCAAGGCGTCGGAAGAAATGATACGTCTTGATAAAAATTAAAGGATACCCCATATCCGAAATGACTTGCAAAGGCAGTAGCCGAAGTATTGGTCGACTCTACGGAGTATAAACGAGAAGAGCTTTCGCTCTTTTCTCGGTCACTGACGTAAAGCGCGTAGCTTAGATGATGATTGCGGTGATCGAGAAAAGAATGAGAGTAATCTTGTTCTTGAAGAGATACTTATTGCCATTTGTTATCTCTCTTCCCCTCTAGAGCTGTCACTTCGGTGATGGCTTTTTATTTTGTAGGATTTTCTTATTTTCTGTCGAATAGATAGAGTGGGAGGGATGAAAATATGAAAAACTTAGATATTACCTTTTTCATGAAAAATAATCAAAAAATCCATGCACAGATGCAAGGGCATAAAAAAGAAGTGATGTCAGAAATTGAGTTTATGGGGTTTTCTGGAGTGAGAAGCTTTGGTAATCTTGTAATCAAAATGGATGAAGTTTTAGCTATTGAAATACTAGAGGGAGATACTGTAGAGAAATTACCTGAATTGGGGGAAGTAGATCCTAGAACTATTTTCTCTCGGAATAATCCTAATATCTAAAAAGCACCTATTACGGGTGCTTTTTCTTTGTTATATAGAAATTACATAATAAACGCAAAACATATTAGTGAATATCAAGCATAGAATGGTATAGACTCCGTGGCGTTGCTGCGTTTTAGTGTTACCCCTACGCTTTCGAAAAGGCGCCTATATAAGGTGTCTTTTTGTTTTTCACCTTTTGAGATGGACAAGCATATATTGTAGTGTGGGACAACCTCTCTCAGGTCCTATTCAATACTCATTGAAAACTCCTACACATTTGGGCATCTACTGATGATGTGGATGCTCTCTTTTTATGCACGATTTGAATAGGACAAGCATATACTGCTTGTACCTCATTAACTTTAGTAATCTTGACTTTTGTTAATGAGATTCTCATAATCCTTTAAAGGGTGCTCGCGGAAACGGGTGCTCTTTTTATTTTGAACAAAATGGACATTTGAATAGGAAGTGATGAGATGTTTTGGTTAGGAGGACTTACAGGATATCTTGTAGGTACACTTTTTACTTTATTGGTGATCTACTTTGGATATCGGATTGGTGAGATGAGTCGGTGAAGAAGGAAATGGAGCAGTTGAAAGCGATAATGGATGATAAGGGAGTAACAAAACAAACAACTCAACGAACTAAAAATAGAGATAGCTAACAAAATGCAGGTTGGTTTCGCAAGTCCCTTAAAACCAATGCTTTGAATGTATACTTTTGTTAGTGTTTTTTGCTAAAACAGCTAAAACGCTATGAATTCAATAAAATCAATGTTTCGAATGTAAACTAATGGTAAAAGTTTACATTCGGTAGTGGTGTGGGAAAATAAGATTCTTTTTGTGTTATTCTGGAAGAAAAAGGGGATGAGAGTATGATAGTGAAAATGATATGTGATGTATCTAATAGGTTCAATCGATATGCTGAACATCCAATCAACAATGTATTAGAAGAAGCTGGTTGTACAAGTATCACTAAAACTAAAGAACCATTTCCTGAAGGACAGATATTAGCTGAAGTAAAAAAGAAACCACGAGACTTAATTATTCATGGAGTAACGTGGGAGATAGTTGAACCTTAAAGTAGCGAATCCGCTGCTTTTTTTGTTTTGCATAGAAAAAGGAGCCATTATAGGCTCCTTAATTCGATTCAGAAGTTTTGTAGTTTTTCTTGATGATATCTTTTATGTCGATGATAAAGGATATAAGAAATCCAGCAGCTAGGATACCATTTACCCAATAATATGTATTTCCTGCTGTGAATTTATTATAAAAGGATTGGACATTATACAACATCACCATTGCTGAAAAGAAAGCAGAGCATGCTAAAGTACCAAAACTTTTCATAATGGTCACCTCAATTCTAAAAGTTATGACTTTTTATATAATTATACATTAAAATAAATGGATTTAAAATATAATACAAAAGGAATTACCGCGAGGTGGTGAATATGGCTAGGCAAAGAAGCCCAGATCGTGATAAAGCGTTTGAAATGTACAAAGCAAGTAAAGGTGAGAAACCATTAATTGATATTGCAGCTGAGTTAAATCTCAAGCCTTCGCAAATCAGAAAGTGGAAATCACAAGATAAATGGGATGAACAAATGAATGGTAACGTTACTATTGCGAAAAGGAGCGTTACTAATGTTAAAAATCCTAAAACAAAAGAGAAACTAAAAGAGATTTTAGAAGATGAAGAGCTGACTGAAAAGGAACGGCTCTTTTGTTTATATTACGTGAAGTACTTCAATGGTACACAAGCTGCAATCAAGAGCGGATATGCCAAAGAGAGCGCTCATGTACAGAGTAGTCGATTATTACGACGTGAACGAGTTTCTTCCTATATAAAGGAGCTTAAAGGTGAGTTAGTTGAAAATGTATTTGTGGAAGCGATGGATGTGTTGAAAGAGTACATTAAGATTGCTTTTGCTGATATTACTAACTATCTTAATTTTGGACAAAGAGAAGTAATAGTTAAAGATGATGAAGGTAACGAGGAAACAAGGATAGTGAACTTTGTTGATCTATATGAGGCTGATATGGTAGATGGTTCAATCATTACTGAAGTGAAGCAAGGTAGAGATGGGATATCCGTTAAGCTTGCTGACAAGATGAAAGCTTTGGATAAATTAGCTCAGTACTTTGAATTGGTTCCAGATACATTTAAACATCAGATTGAAGCAGAACGACACCGAATGCAACAAGAAATGCAAAAAGTACAGATTGAGAAAATCAAAGCTGATACTGACTTTGCTAAAGAACGCGCTGCGAAACTCAAAGGTCAAAAGAAAGATACTTCATTACTTGATGCATTAATAGAAGGGCGTAAACAATATGAGCAAAACAGCGATTAAGTTTTCCCCTAAACAATTAGAAGTTATCTATCGGCCATATAATTACACCTTTGATGTACTTGAAGGGACGCCCAGATCGGGTAAGACAACAGCAGGGCATTTCCGCTATGCTGATTATTTGACGTGGACAAGGGATACGAACCATTTGATTGTAGCTTATAACCAAGAGCAAGCGCATCGTTTATTTATTGATGGTGATGGAACTGGATTGCAAAACATATTCGGAAACTTAGCGGATATTAAACATGATGAGCGTGGTTCTCATTTGGAAATACACACACCGAATGGAATTAAACGTGTCTATTATAAGGGAGCTGGCAAGAGTAACAGTGTCGGTGCTATAACGGGTATGTCGCTTGGGAGTGTAGTATTTTGTGAGATTAACTTACTAAACATGGGCATGATTCAAGAATGCTTCCGTCGTACTTTTGCGGCACAGGATCGTTACCATTTAGCGGACTTAAACCCTCCTGCTCCTAACCATCCGGTCATTTCGGAGGTATTTGATGTGCAAAATACACGTTGGACACATTGGACTCCTGATGATAATCCGATTCTTACAGATAAGAGGAAGCAGGAAATACATGAGATTCTCTCAAAGAATCCTTACTTACTGGAACGAGATTGGTATGGTAAACGGGTTATGCCACAGGGTGTTATCTATTCGATGTTTGATATGCAGAAGAATATATTACCTGCTGTAAGAGGCCAGAGATACGAAATGTATTTTACCGCTGATGGTGGTCAGAGTGATGCCACTTCATGCAGCTGTAATATTGTAGTTCGATATGAAGATAAATTCAGACTGTTACGCGTTGCTAACTACTACCACAGTGGGAAGGACACTGGACAAGTTAAAGCAATGTCCATTTACGCAAAAGAAATTAAGAAGTTTATAGAATGGTGCGTTAAGAAGTTTGAAATGCGGTATTCTGAAGTGTTTGTCGATCCAGCATGTAAATCGTTAAGAGAAGAATTGCACCTGATTGGCATTCAAACAAGTGCAGCTGACAATAACGCTCGAGACATTAAAGGTTCAAGTAAAGGAAAAGAAGTTGGTATTGAGAGATTACAAAATGCTATTACTAACGAGCAATTTTTACTTGTTGAGTGTGATGAATATGACCATTATAACTTCCTAAAAGAAATTGGGATGTATGTCCGTTTAGATAATGGAGAACCCATTGATGCTTATAACCATGCGTTAGATGAGACGCGTTATAGTAATAATTACTTCTATAACAACTATGTAAAATAAGGTGGTGATAATGTGTTTAAAAGTATCGCCAATATGATGAGGAGGTTATTTACGAAAATGGGCCTTATCAAAGGAATGAAAAAAGTCACCGATAACAGAAAGATAACTATCGATGAGGAATCGTACAAGCAAATAGATATATGGAAAGCTATCTATAGTGGTCATTTTGCTGAGTGGCATGATCTTAAGTATCAAACCATTGAAGGGCAAAAACAACGCCGTATGGCTTCATTGAACATGGCAAAAGTAGTCTCTCAAGAAATGGCTTCTCTTATCTTCAATGAAAAATGTTCTGTTAATATCTCAGACGAAACGCTATTCAATAACATTAAGAACATTTTAGATGACAATAACTTCACGAGAGAGTTTCAGAGGTATCTAGAATACATGTTAGCTCTTGGCGGTATGGTTATTAAAGTGTACTGGGATAACGGAATTAAACTTTCTTATGTCACTGCAGATTGCTTTGTACCTGTATCATGGGATAACAATAAGGTTACTGAAGGTGTATTCATAAACGAATCAACTAAAGGTGACAAGTATTATACGCTGCTCGAATGGCATTTAATTGAAGGTACGCAGCATGTCATTAAAAATGAACTGTATGAAAGTAAAAATAAAGGCGAACTAGGAAGAAAAGTTTCTTTAGATACTCTATGTGAGAACTTAGAAGATGCAGTATATATCAAAAACTTATCAAGACCGACATTCGTATACTTTAAACCGAATACAGCGAATAACTTTGATCTGTATTCACCTTTGGGGATCTCAATATATGCGAACTCATTAGATGTATTAAAATCTCTTGATATCGCATTCGATAGCTTCCAAAGGGAATTCGTTTTAGGTAAGAAACGCATTATTGTACCTGCTTCTGCTATCAAATATGTAACGGATCCGATTTCTGGACAACAACAACGCTACTTTGATGCATCAGACGAAGTATATGAAGCTATGAAGTTTGAAGAAAATCAGGATATAAAAGACATTTCCGTTGAATTACGCGTTGAAGAACATAAAGCGGCAATAAATGCGTTGTTAAATTACTATTCAATGCAGACAGGCTTCTCTACTGGCGCATTTAGCTTTGATGGACAAGGAGTTAAAACAGCAACAGAAGTTGTAAGCGAAAACTCCAAGACATTTAAAACAAAACAGTCGCATGAAACGATTATTGAGGATGGTATTCGCGACTTAGTGGATATCGTTATCGAAGTTGCTTCTTTATATGACGAATTTGAAAGCACTGATGAATATGAAGTCACAGTAACCTTTGATGACTCTATAGCAGAAGATCAGGCTGCTGAAATCAATAAGCAGATCTTACTTGTTACCAACAATTTAACAACTAAGAAAAAAGCGATTATGAAAATTCATGGCGTTTCTGAAGAAGAAGCGACTCAAATGTTAGAAGAAATAACGGAAGAGAATAGAATGGCCCTTCCTGAAAATGTTGATTTCTTCGGATTGGAAGGGAATCAACAGAAAAATAATGATCCAGGAGCTGAGTAATCATGGCATTACCTCCTGAGAAATTACTGCAGCTCTCTATATTCGTAGTTGATATTTACAACGCGATTGAAGAAGAGTTGCTTTTAAACATGGCCAAAATCCTTAAAAACGACATTGAATTGCTGCTAACTGCTGAAAATGCAGAGCAATATCAACACTGGAGAATGGTTCAGTTAAATAAATTAGGTGTTTTAAATCAACAACAAATCAATACCATCGCTCGACATAGCAGTAAAACGGCTGAAGAAGTGCGTACGATGTTACAAACAGCCGGGTATACTGCAATCGAACAACATGAAGGTATTTATAAGAAAGCCGTGCAATTCGGTTTATTAGCTGCTGCTCCTGTAGCACAAACAAGTGCCGCTTTAATTGGCATTCTGAATGCATACGAGCGGCAAGCATTAGAGACTTTTAATCTCGTTAATACAACGATGCTTAAACAGGCTCAACAAGTCTATCTTGATGTTTTAAATCAAACGGTAGGCAAAGTACTTGGTGGTGTTATAACGCCGCAGCAGGCTCTTAGACAGACTGTTTCTAAATGGTCGCAGAAAGGTATTCCTGCTTTAGTTGATAAGGCAGGGAGACGTTGGAGTACAGAAGGATATGTGAATCTTGTCTGCAAGTCCACAAGCAATAACGTAGCGAATGAGATGCAGGACGAACGTATGAAGGAATACGACGCTGATTTAGTTGAAGTGAGCTCGCATTTAGGCGCTAGGCCCGGATGCGCTCCGTATCAAGGCAAGATTTATTCAATGAGCGGAAAGAGCAAAAAGTATCCTGCATTTTCAACAACAACATACGGAGAAGCTTCCGGCTTATTAGGTTGCAATTGCCGTCATATTAAGTACGTCTACATTGAAGGTATGTCTAAACGCACTTACGAGCCATACAACGAATCTGAAAATGAAAAAGCGTATGAAGAAAGCCAACAACAACGATCATTAGAACGACAGATAAGAAAAGCAAAAAGAGAAGTCAAAATGATGGAAGCTATTGGCGATAAAGAAGGTGTGAAACTAGCTAAGAATAAAGTTTCGCAGTGCCAGGCTAACATGAGAGACTTCATCAAAGCTACAGGTAGAAAACGTCAACCTAATAGAGAACAAATTGTATAAGGGGTGTTAACGATGGTTCATGTGGTATTTGAATTGAAAATAGGTAACAGCACTGCAATAACAATTGATGGTAAAAGTGATGAAGAAATAATGGAATCACTTACTAAACAATTGAAATTACCGAATGCAACTTACATTTTCTTAGATAATTTCATTATCGAACGCGATCAAATTATAACTATTAAATTATTAGAAAAGAAAGGGGTTAACTAACATGTTTAAACCTAGATTAAGAGTCAAAGGAATGCAGTACTTCAATAACTTAGTAGATCCAGTTACTACGCCTGTTACACCTACTACACCGGAAGGAGGTGAACCGAATGTAGCGACACCAGAAACAACACCACCTGCTGCAAATCCAGAACCACCAGCAACACCACCTGTTACCTTTACACAAGAACAGATGGATACAGCTAAAAAGGAACAGGAAGCAGCGCTATTTAAGAAACTTGGCGTAGAAAACATGGACCAACTTAAAGAAACTATGAAAAGTTGGAATGAGCACCAAGAATCTCTTAAAACTGATCAGGAAAAACAGAATGAAAAGTTAACAACTTATGAGACTCAAATCAAAGAAAAAGATGAGTCTCTTTTTAATTTGCAAGCAGAAAACGCTGCCATTAAGTCAGGTATCACAGAAGAAAAGAATTTGAATGCTGTTATTGCACTTGCAAGACCAAAAGTAACAGGTGATGTAGATATTACCGCTGCTATAGCACAAGTGGTTGCTGATTTCCCACACTTTAAAGATGTAATGGAACAACCACCAGCAGATCCAGGAAAGCCGAAACCAACTTTTTCGAACGGTCAACATCAACAAACTACAATGACCGATTCTCAAAAGTGGGCGGATGCCTTCAAAGTAACAAAATACTAAAATTTAAATTATAAGGAGAGATTTATATATGGCTCAATTAAATTATGCTACTAATTACCAAGAGGCACTTATTCAAAAGTTTTCGCAAGGTTTGGCTTTCGGAGCGTTATACTCTACACCTAATAACGCAACAGTAAAATGGACCGGAGTGAAAACAATTCAGATTCCGCGTATTAAAGTCGGTGGATATACTGATGTTAACCGTGATTCAATGGGCAACTACACACGCCGTGTTGATAACTCATTTGAACCTAAGACTTTAGGACATGACCGCGAATTCCGTACGCTAGTTGATCCAGTAGACGTTGACGAAACAAACATGGCTGTTACAATCGCAAACATTACACGCGTATTCAACGATGAAGAAGCGATTCCAGAACATGATAAATACATGGCTTCAAAACTTTATGCTGAATTCACTGGAGCAGGAAAAACTGCTAATACTGTAGTGTTAGATAAAACTAACATCTTAGAAACATTCGATGCATTCATGTTGGAAATGGATGAAGCAGAAGTACCACAAACAGGACGAATTCTTTATGTAACACCCGCTGTTAAAAAGTTATTAAAAGAAGCAGAAGGAATCCAGCGCAATCTTGATATCAAAGGTAGAGGGGAAAACGATGTAAATCGCGGTGTTTATTCGCTTGATGATGTTACAATCGTTGCTGTTCCTTCATCTCGTATGAAAACTGCTTACAACTTTACAAATGGAGCAGTACCAGATGCAGCAGCAAAACAGATTAATATGATTCTTGTTCATCCTTTAGCAGTTGTTTCACCACAACAATATGAATTTGTTAGTTTAGATCAACCAAGCGCAACAACTGGCGGCAAATACCTTTACTACGAGCGCAAATATTGGGATGTATTCTTACTTGCTGCAAAAGTAGACGGTGTTAAATTCAATACTGCAGCATAAGAGAGGCTTTTATAGCTTCTCTTTTTTTATTACGAAAGGAATGGTGTTAAATGAGTAACACAGTAAAAGTACAACGATTGAATAAAGTATTACACATTGAAAAAGACTTTCTTCCTAGTTATCTGAATGATGGATTTGATCAGATCAGCGAAGAAGGAAAGATCGTCAAACGTGCTACAGGTGGTCGCAATGTCACTGTATCAGAGCATAACGCGGCACTTGATCGCATTGAAGAATTGGAAGCAGAGATTGAATTATTAAAAGCACCTAAAAAAGCAGCTAAGTAGGTGATTGTATGCCTTATATAGATGCAGATTACTATAATAACGATTATGAAGGGACTCCAGTTTCTGATGTAACGTTATTAAATAGAATGATAAAAAGAGCAAGCGAGCAGATTGATATCATCATAGGTTACAAATTACAAGTAGTTGATTTCGATAAAGTTGCTCCTTTTATTCGTGATCAAGTCAAAAAAGCTACCGCTGCGCAAGTCGAGTTCTTAGCTATCAATGGTATTACTTCTGCCACTGTAAGCGAAGGTGGCGGCGGTTTCTCTGTTGGCGCTTATTCAGAGAATGGTATGAGTGCAGGAGCAGCTGAAGCGCCATCTTACTATGATCGCTATGCGATTACTGTGGTTGATTACCTTAAACCTACAGGCTTACTTTATACGGGCGTGTGTGTGCATGGCTAAACCGATTCGTTTGTCATTGTTAATCCATACAGTCGAGTATTTGGAGTATAAGGGGGAAGACGATACCTGGGGCGGAAGTGATAACTACAAACCAGCTGTAACGATTGAAAGGGTTCGAATTGAACCTAAAAAAACAGTTGTTGTAAATGGTAATGGTGACAGTACTGTAATGCAAACACTATTATTTCATGATGCAGTACATTCGACACCTGTTACTTTCAAAGAGAAGTCAAAAGTCATATTTAACGGAAAAGAAATGACCGTTAGCAAAGTAGCTGAATTTTATGATCGAAGCAGCCTTCATCATGTGGAGGTGCTGATATCTTGATAAGAGTAAATATCCAAATTGATACACCTGCAATTGAAAGGAAAGTAATGGAAGCGGTTGATAAAGCGCAGTTTGCACTAGATCAGCAGGTGCTGAAAGATAGCAATTACTTTATCCCAAAAGATACAGGCGAGTTAGAGAGGTCGTCTATTCGATTTAGTAGACCAGGTGAAGGTCATATTGAATGGAATACTCCATATGCCCGGAGACTCTATTACAACCCTCAGTACAATTTCTCTCATGACGTGAACCCTAATGCGATGGGGCTCTGGTTCGAAGAGGCAAAAGCTAGGAATGTAACGGATTGGGCAAGAATCGTAGAGAACGAAATTAAGAGAAACTTATAGGAGGACAAACATGAAATGGCTTATTGAATCAGTAAAGAAGCATTTAACTACTAATTTATCAAAAGACATCATGTTTGCCCCTGTAAAAGCAGATGTTTTAGATATAGGTGCAAATAACATACCAAAGAAGAGTATTGCTATAAGGATGACACCTTCAGCTCTGGGAGAGCAGTATTTCGAAGGTGAAATCATCAATAAACAATTCCAATTGCTCGTTAAAAGCGATAACCAATTAGAAACAACGAATGCGATTGAAGCAATGACAAGAGAGTTAAACAACGTACAAAGGCGTACTTTTAACGTAGTTGACAATTCATACACACTAAGAAGGCTCAATGTATATGTTGAGCCTTCTTTCGTTGAAAAGACAGCAGCAAACGAGTATATATACACCGCACTTTTTTCTGCGGAATTAGAAATAGGAGGTAATTAATATATGGCATATCTATTGAACCATCTTTATAAATTTGAGATCAATGTGGGAACAGCGGCTACTCCTAAGTGGGCTGTTATTGCCAAAGGTATCAAGTCAGTAGATCCCGATAATAACGAGGAAGTAGAAGAGGACTACTACTATGATGGTGGAGGCGCTTCTGAGCGTTCTGTTATTGGTTTCATGATGAGTTATTCCTTTGAAGGTCATCGTTCTTATGGCGATGAGGCTCAAGACTTTATCCTTAAGAAAGTTAACCAAATTGGAGACGCTCGTAAGACTGACTTTAGAGTGACTGAGCCAAACGGTGACAAATGGGAAGGTCCTTCAACTATCTCAGAGATCAAAGTTCCCGGAGGAGATGCGAATAGCAAGGGTGAGATTGAGTTTAATATTTCCTTTGACGGAGCTCCAGAATTTACAGAAAAAGGCACAGCTTAATAGTTCCGCATTTCTCTTCCGTTCATGCTATCAATTACATTGAGAGGGAGCTTCGGTTCCCTCCTCAGTGATAGCTTTTTTAGAGTGATAAAAATAGTGAAAAATATGTTTTTAACTTATTCGAATAAATTAAAAATTGTCTCGACGGAGGCAAATACAAAAAACAAGGAGATAACCATAATGACAAATCAATTAGCTAAGCCAGAAGAAGTATATGAAGGTGTTTCAAAAATAGTAGAAAACAAGTTTCAATTTAACTTCGAGAAAACTTATAGAGAGATTGACGTAGCAGGGAAGCTTTACAAGGTGAACTTTGATGATGAGTCAATGTTAAAGTATCAAGAGGGCTTTTTATCTTATGAGAAGAAAGCTAAAGAGCTACAAGCTGAAGCAGTTGATATCCGTGAAGCATCTACAGAGAAACTAAGAGAAATGCACTCCAAACAACGTGAGGTTACGAAAGAAGCTATTGAGCTATTCCTAGGAGCAGATACTTTTGAGGACCTATATGTAAAAGCAGGGCGCTCTCTAATGAACTTAGTAGCTCTTATTGATTACTTGACTAAATTAGTAGAAACAGAGTTACGCAGCAAAGTAGGCGACTCCTTAAACGAGTATCTGACTAACACTAAGAAGTAAGGTGAGCTAATATGAAGCCTAGATTTACTCTTACAGAGAGAAACGTAGATAGATTCCATTGGCACGGGGTTAACATTGAGCTCAATCTCTCCTACGACAACATACTAGTTATGTTTCAGTTGTTTGATGATAAAAAGGTTTCTGATAATGCTAAGCTTCCAGTAGCACTCAATATGCTTGTAGTAGAACGTAGCTTACTAGCTCAACTTAACGGAGATCAGCAGAAAAAACTTCTCATTGATATCTTCAAAGCTAAGCTTAATATTGACTTGGAAAATACAGAGAGAGTCAATGAGATGACCAATAAGGATAACTCCACAGACGGAGATGAAGAGGACGAGACATTCCAAGAGTTTCCTATAGTTGATTTTACTATAGACGCTGAACGGATTTTCTCGTCCTATTTGTATGATTACAAGATTAATCTAATCGAGCAACAAGGAAAGCTACTCTGGAATGAGTTCTTAGCTCTATTCAATAACTTATCAGAAGAGACACCTATGAAGACTGCTATTAAGTACCGCACTTGTGAAGTCCCTAAGAAGACTAAAGACAATGCGGATCAGGTGAAGGATATTAAGAAGAAAAAAGCCTTTTATGAGCTGCCTCAAGCGAAGGCTATGAGGGAGGCTAGAGAGTTGAAAGCTTACGAGGAACGCATGAGACGTTACAAGGAAGCACGTAAGCAACTAGCTCAAGAGAACAAGGTTATTAAACTTACAGATGATTAAGACCTCATAGCAGGGCTCCTGGAGACTCTTTAAATTAGACAAAAGGAGCGTGAATATACATGGCTGACGGAAGTGTAAAGATAGACGCCCGAATAGATAACTCAAATATACGTAGCGACGTAGAAAGAATCAATAGAGAGCTAGGTAGAATGGGTTCGAATATGAGCTCTGTAGGTCGAACTATTCGACAAGCTTTTAATTCTGAGATTAATAATCTAGGGAGTAATGTAGGTTCGAATGTAAACAATGTAAACGAATTGCTCAGCTCTATAGGAATCAATATGGTATCTATAGGGCAGCAGGCACGTTCAAACTTTGATAGTGGCTTTAACCCTCTTGACGGAGATGTAAGAGGAGAGGTCTCAGAGGTTAACGAGGAGCTTATACGAATTGGAGCCAATATACAACAAATAGACGCTCAGATCAGAAATGAATATCAATCCGAGATAGATAGACTTAGCAATATTACCTCAAATGAAGTCACTCAAATAAATAACGAAATTAGCCGTATAGGAAACGGAATGAACAGTACTACTAGTGAAATGACAAGTACGTTCGGCTCTGAGTTTACTCGTATGAATAGTGACATAACAAGGGGATACACTCAAGTTTCTGCTGCTCACCAGGGAATGATGAACGAAATGAAAGCTTATCAGACTCAAATGAAAGCAGGTATGTCTGGAGCTAGGGAGGCTCAAATAGAGGCGCAATACGGATACTTCCAATTGATGCAATCCGCAGGTTCTTATACTGGCTCTGTAGATGACATGATTGCTCGAATCAATGAGTTAGGAGCAGCTCAGAAGGCGGCAAACGATCAAGCTATAAACTCTAATAGGATGGCTCTAATGAGTATCTATCAGACTATAGGGACACTCAATAACGCAAGCTCTACAGCTTCACGCTTTCAGAATAACCTTACTACAATGAATAACCCTCTGTATAACACTAGTAGGCTTGCTCTTACTGCAGTAGATTCTTTGGACAGACTCGCACGATCTGGAAGCCCTCAGCAGCTAGCTCTAGAGTTCTTAGGAGCTAACGCTTCTGTAAAGCAGTACAATGACTTCATTCGTGATTTAGGAACTCAAATGATGGCTATGCCTATAATATTCGGATTGGCTGCTGCTGCTGCAACTAAGTTCTATGGAGCTTTACATGGAAGAGCTATGGAAGAAAACACAAAGTATGCTGCAGCGTTTAACAACATGCTGGAAAAGTTAGCTAAAGCATTTGAGCCAATGGTCCAAGCGTTCGCTGCTGTAATGACTCCTATCTACAACTTTGTAGCTAAGCTTGCTGAAATGGTTATTCAATTCAATGAAGCTCATCCGACACTAGCAAAGTTTATCCAAGGGATGATGATGCTTGTTCCTGCTTTGATGGTAATCCTAACACCTTTAGCTCTAGGGATAGGATACTTTGCAGGATTGAGAGCTATCTTGTTTGCTGTCCGTCCAGTACTAATGCCAATCATTACAGGACTACAAATGATGACTGCTCCTGCTTGGGTATTAGCTGCAGCGATAGCAGGATTAGTAGTAGGGTTCACTCACCTATGGAAGACAAGTGAAACCTTCAGAAATGGAGTCTTAGGAGTTATTGCAGTTATTAAGCAATGGACTGCTTCTTTAGTTGAACTTGGAGGGAAAGCCTTAACTGCTACGATTGCAGGATTGAAGCAGTTCGGAACCAATGTTTTAGAGCTAGGGAAGTATCTCGGATATGTTCTCTTAACAGGTGATAGCTTTGCAGATGTAATTTCAAACTTACCTGCTCCTATACAGGGGATCGCCACAGCACTCTCTCCTGCAATGGTTGCTCTAAATAGCTTTGGTTCAATGTTAGCTCAATTAAGTACTTATCTATGGAGCGTACTCACTACAGGCGATCACTTTAAAGATGTTGTATCTAACATGCCAGCTCCAATCCAAGGGATAGCGAACGCAATAGCTCCTACCTTAGTTGCTCTTAATAGCCTAGGACAAGCATTTGTCAATTTAGGGAAGTATCTCTGGAGTGTAATCACTGTAGGAGACGTCATGAATGATTGGATTACGCATCTTCCTACAGGATTCCAAAATGCTGCACTCTTAATGGGAAATGCTGTAATGGCTATTCGTACCACTGTTACTTCAATGGTGGAAGCTATAAGGCTTGCTCTAGGCGGAGATACTTCACAACTAGGACAGATCTTTATGAATATTATCCCATCTCTAATAGCTATGCTTGTGGGAGGGCTTCCAGGGCTTCTAATTACTGCAGCTCGTTTCCTACCTACGATAGTACAAGGGATAAACTCAATGTTTCCTATGTTACTAACTACAATTACTACAGTAATAGATACTATGGTTAATTTGATAGTATTATATCTCCCTAAGTTCATTGAACAAGGCGTAGCAATCCTTACAAAGGTTATTGAGGGACTTGTTCAAGTTCTCCCTACTGTAGTAACTACTTTGATTAATGTAGCCGTAACAATGATTAATACACTTGTGAATACTATAGGGACATTGCTTCCTATTATCTTAGATGCAGGTATTAAAATCTTAATGGCTGTACTTGATGGAATCGTTAATAATCTTCCTAAGCTCATAGATGCAGCTCTAAAGATTATGGATACTTTATTGAATGCACTTATTACATTACTTCCTAAAATTATAGATGCAGGTATTAAAATCTTAATGGCTCTTATTGATGGGATTGTAAAGATTCTCCCTAATTTAGTAGACACGGCTATCATGCTTGTAAATAAAATTATTGAGATGATTATTACTAACCTTCCTAAAATATTAGATGCAGGTGTAAAAATCTTAATGGCTATCGTTGACGGAATCATAAAAATGCTTCCTAAGATTGTAGATGCTGCCGTTAAGATAATTACTCAACTTGTAAATATAATCATGCAGAATCTCCCTAAGATAATTGAGTCAGGTATTAAAATCTTAATGGCAATTATCAAAGGTATTATTCAAATTATGCCTCAGTTAGCTGTGGCAGCTTTAAGAATTATCTATGAGATAGTAAAGGCTATTATTACTAACCTTCCTCAGATACTCGCTGCAGGTGTACAGATACTTTGGTCTCTGATTAAAGGTATCTATTCCGTGTTAAGTAGCTTATGGAGCGCTATTACGGACAATGTAATAGGAGGAATTAAAAAATGTTTCTCAAATGCTGGCTCTATGTTATTGAGTGCAGGTAAGGACATAGTAAGAGGGCTTGCTGATGGTATTACTGGAATGGCTTCTGATGCTATCAATGCTGCGAAAAAGATGGCTGGCAAGGTTAAAGACGCTGTAACAGGTTTCTTCGATATCCATTCTCCTTCCCGTGTAATGAAAGCAGTCGGTGGATTTATCACTGATGGCGTAGCGATAGGGATTAAGGACCAAACATCCGAAGCAGTCAAAGCAGCGCAACTTATGAGCTCTGCAGTGCTTGATGGGTTCGAAGCTTTATCGGATGACATTCAACTAGGGAACATTGTAGGGAATGAAAACTTCCAAGGGATGGACGTGGGAATGACTCCTAGCTTCAATATTCCTAAAATGGATGAAATCATTAAAGGCTCTGTACAGATGGCTCCTACTGCTTATGAGCGTATGTCTGGGACTAGCAAGACTGATAGTACTACTAAGAAAGCAGAAGCTCAAGAGAAGAAATCCGATAAGGCTCCTACTTACTTAGTAATGGATAAGAAGGTTGTCGGTGAGGTCATCTCCGAAGACGTAGACAATGCTAATAAGCGAAGAACTAGCAGACTAGCACAATTCGCTCCTCAAGTAGTACCAGCTTTCTAGAATAAATTTAAGAGCCCTTCTCTATGGAGGGCTCTTTTTAAATAAAACAAAGGAGATTGATAATATGTCGAGTTTTAAATTTAACGGCTCTAAACGAGATTATTTATATATCATGATGGGTTTTAATCGTTCTGCCTGGGCTCCTATTGAGCGAGACATATTAACAGCGCCTGGACATCCTGGAGGGTATCACCTACAGACAAACACAAAAATACGAGTTATTGAGGTCCCTGTCATCATTAAAGCAAAGAATCAGACAGACCTACAGCAAAAGAAGGAAGACCTTGCTAATTGGCTCATACAAGACGAACCTAAAGAACTTATCTTTGATGATGAGCCAGGGAGAACATATATGGCTATGATTGACGGAGAAGCAGACCTGGATGAGCTGCTCTTTAGAGGTAAAGGTAATATTAAGTTTGTATGTCCTATGCCTTATAAGCTAGGGGAAGTTAAGATGTCCGACTTCTCTATAGTTAACCAGGACTTAAAAGCTATCATTCCTAACAAAGGAACTGTAGAATCTAACCCTATTATTGAGATAGATGTACTAAATAAGAGCCCCTTTGTAGATGTCTGGAACGGTAATGAATATTTTAGACTTGGGTATCCTACAGGGCCAAAGACAAAGCTAGTAGCTCAAGAGGATAGAGTTATTTGGGATAAAATGACCGACATATCTCAATGGACCCCGCATACTGGCCCTTTAGGTTCCCTATTTGAGGGCTCTGGGGCTATGCAAATAGCAGGGAGCGGCCATGGCTTCCTTCCTAGCTCTTACGGAACCTCAGTAGGAGAATCTTGGCATGGCCCGATTCTTAAAAGGAATTTACCTCCCGGAGGTGCTACAGACTTCAAAGTGGATATGAGACTTTCTTTGGATTCTATTCGATATGACCGAATGGGAACTATTATGCTTTTCTTGTTAGATAAAGATGATAGCATAGTAGCTCAACTAGGCATGAAAGACGAGTATTTCTCTCATTCTATCACTAAAGCTTATACAGTCGTAAATGACGGCCCAGATGAGAGAGTTTTAATAGATGATACGGGTAGAACAGATGAATCTTTTACAAACTTTAGGGGCCATGTGATGCTGACTCGTGAGGGAAACACTTGGACAGCTTATTCTGCTCTATTCAAGAAAGGAACCGTCCAAGATGAAGAAACTATTATTGAAACTTGGAAGGACGTCAACAATGCGAACACTGCCACTACCTCAATAGTTACGAAAGTAGCAGTAGGGATATTTAAATATGGGGATTACAGCCCCTTGGATTCTACGTTTATTGAAGACCTAAAAGTATATAAGAAGTTTAGTGTCCCAGTAGATGCTACTCCGTACATATGTGACCAAGGAGATAGGATCGTAGTGGACACGGAAAGAGCACTTGTTACCTTGAATGGTGAGAATGCTATCAATATTAAAGAAATATTTAGTGACTTTTCTATTGTAAAGCGAGGTGACAATGAAATAATTATTCGCCCTAACTCCATAGGAACCGCAAAAATAACATATAGGGAGCGATACAGATAATGCGAAAACAAAGTGGCGACTTACACATAGTAGATTATAAAACTAGACAGATTATAGCAACGATACGAGCAAGTGAGTATTTTGATGATAAACGTCACTGGGAGATTAAGAACTCAGTAGATATCTTAGATTTTAAACTTATAGAGAACTCTCCATTTGTTCCCCTTCTTAAGCAACAAAATCTAATCTTAAAAGAAACGCGTCCAAACGTCATAACTCCATACGTCATAACTGAAGTAGAGAAGGATTCTGCTTCAAAGGTTGTAACTGTATATGCAAGTGGTGAGTGGACCTTATTAGATACTGAGTCTTATATTGTTCCTCAGAAGTTTGACTCATGGAATCCTAAGCAGTACCTACAATTCTCTTTAAATGGTACTGACTGGGAGGTAGGAAACATTGAAGCAATCGGTAACCGTTCAATGAGAGTCGATGAGTTTATTTCTCCTTTAAAGTTTAACCACTTAATTTCAAACTTATTTGACCACTACGAGCTTCAATATAGAGTAGTTGTTAAAGGCCCAAACATTGTGGGAAGATACGTAGACTTATTAGAGCAACGTGGAAGAGTAACTGGAAAGGAGATCACTGTAGGAAAAGACCTAAATGGTATTGTACGTACAGAAAACTCTGAAGGTGTAATCACTTCCCTTATCGGGTATGTAACTGTACAAGATGCTAATGGTAAAGATACTGTAATCACCGTAGCAGATGCTAACAATGGGATTCCCTATATAGTTGATGAAGAGGCCTTTCAGAGATGGAATCGTAATGGGAAACACAGATTCGGATTCTATACTCCAGAGACAGACAACACTCAGATGACACCTGAGCGGCTCTTAACGTTAACTAAAGCAGCTTTAAAGAAACGAGTTAAAACTAACGTAACTTATGAAGTGAATGCAGTATCATTAGCTAAAGTTACTGGACTCTATCATGAGTCAATTAATGAAGGAGATACTCTCTATATTAAAGATAAAACTCTTAATCCTCCGTTGTACTTAGAAGCACGGGCTATTGCTGCTGATGAATCTCATAAGGACCCAAGACAGGATAAATTCTACTTTGGGAACTATAGGGAGATTGAAGGAGCGGATGACGCTTTAAGAAAAGTTTATCAACGTATTTTAGCTTCTCTTCAGGATAAAGTACCTGCTGAGATGTTTAAACAACTAGAGGATAAAGTAAACAACCAAACAGATGCTGTCACAGAAGCAGGGAAGAAGGCTGACCTGGCTCACCAGGAAGCGCAAACTGCAAAGGATTTAGCTACAGAGGTAGAAAGCAACCTAAGTATGATGCAAACAGCTATCATAGAAAGCCCTACTCCTCCTACAGATAAATTAGAAGCAGGCAAAACTCTATGGTTAGACTCCAGTGTTCCAGGTTCTAAGATACTAAAACTTTGGAATGGTACTGACTGGGAGCCACTTGTCCCAGACACTGAAGGGATTACTACAGAAATTACAAATATTAAAGGGGAGCTTGGCACTAAAGTATCTGAGAAGAAAATGCAGGAGTACATTGGTGAACTAGGAGCGGATAACCTCTTATTGAACTCTCAATTTGTGAAGAAGAAAGTAAATGACTTTGGTGATGTAACTGAAGAGACTCCTTCCCTTGAGAGATGGAATCCAGATGTTCCAGCCGCTGATAGGAAGATTACTGTAGATGAGGTGAAGAGATACGGACACAGCAGGTCTGTAAAGATTGAATCTACTCATACAGCATCAAATATATGGCATGGTATTTATCAAGATGTACCTGCTTATCAGAAACAAGGAAAGTTCCAATTCTCTGCTATGTTATACACTGAGGACAAATATGCTATCTCACTAGGTGCTGCATTTAAAGTAGAGTTCTTTAATGGGACGACTTCAGTAGGAGGATACAAGCAAGTTGAGTTTCAAGACTCTTTAGTTGATAACCAGTGGACTAGATTCACTATGGAACATGACGCTCCAGATGCTCCAATCACACATGCTCGAATAGAAGTATGGATTAGACGAGCAGGTACCGTATGGGTGTCAGAACCTCAGTGTAACGTAGGGGATAAACTCCCTGTCTATATGGAGAATCCTAAAGATATTGTAAACTACGATGCTATGGTTAAAGAGGTTGCTGATCGTGTAACTAAATCTGAGTACAATACAAAGAACTCTCAGTATGACACTCAATTTCAGCAGAATACTCAGGAGATAAACTTACGAGCTAAGTCTACTGATGTGTACACTAAGCTTGAAGGAGATGGACGATACGGTAGCAAGGCAGTTGTTGATAGACACGAATCAGAGCTGAAGGTTAACTCTCAGGAGATTTCTCTTCGTGTTAAAAACAATGAGATTGCTGCCCAGTTAAACCTTACAAGCCAAACTGCATTGATTCAAGCTCAAAAGATACATCTAGATGGTTATGTAGAAGCTAAGCACATCAAGACAGGTAGCTTAAAAGGTGTCGTAATCATGACAGAAGATCCTACTTCTGCTAATAACCATATGAGACTAGAGAAGCAGAACCTAACTCTATATGGGACAGGAAGGTCTCGTGGATATCTAGGGTTCGTTCCTAAAACAGATGGCTCGTATACTGAAGCTCTTGTTCTCGGTAATGATTACTCTGGAGCAGGCGGAAGCGTCAATGATTCAATCGTAATAGACCATACTTCACCTAGTGCTACAAACTTTACAGCATCTGTAGCTAGTATAGGGCTTGCTTCTGGAAGAGATGCCAATGGGAACATTCTTAAGAGCTCCTCTATATCATTCACAAGATATGACAACAAGATGACACTTAAGTCAATCGGCTCTATAGATGTTCTTGCAGACAGTGATATCTATCTCAATGCGAACAAAACTGGTGACCTACGAATGAGAGGAAGAAATATGGACTTCCTATCTGGCGATGGTTACTGGGCATTTAGGAAAGAACGGACACAGATACAAGATGATTTTAAGATATTCACTGACGAAACAGCAAACTTAGAAGCAATTACTACTCAGTACCATAATATGTACATCAAGGTCCACAAAGGACTAAAGAACAAAGATGGATTCTATTTCCTTTCTAAGTATGCAGCAGACGGTGGAGTTTACTCAATGTATGCGAATATAAGCGGTAAAGACTTATGGGCTGCTGGTGACGTTTCTGGTGTGACTTGGACTCAGCGCTCTACTAGAGAGATAAAAGCAGACATCCAAGCAATCCAAAGTGATGAAGTAGATGCTTTGATGTTATTGAAACCTAGTCAATATTTCTTAAATAAGGATGTAGAAGAGTACGGGATTGACTACTTAAGAGAGCACTCTAGTGATTTCCTTCAATACGGTTTCGTTGCAGAGGAAACTCCAGAGCAATTCCAAGGCAAAGATAAAAAATCTGTAGTTCCTTACTCGTTGATTACTGTAAATATTGCAGCTACTCAGCAAATCATGCTAAGACAGAACGAACAACAAAAGGAAATAAACTCTTTGAAAGCGCAAAACATAACTCAAGAGGAAAGAATATCCAAACTCGAGGCACTTGTACAACAATTATTAGCTAATTAAGTGAGATTTTTCCTACTGAGCAGCAATAAGCTGGTCTTTTTTATTTTGCTTAAAATACCGGATTAGATTAAATTTTACAGATTGAGAGAGGCGAAATTCGTCTCTCTTTTTATTTTGAAAGAAGTGAAACGATGCAAGAAATTCAAGATTTAAAACAAGAGATCCAACAGATTAAGTTAGATCAGAAAGATATGAAGGATGACATTCGAAACTTAGAGTCTCGTACTTTAGGGAACGAAAAAGACATCGTTAATATAAATAAGCAACTTGATAAAATCAGTGCCAATACCACATGGATTCTCCGCATCATAATCGGTGCAATTGTAACGGGACTTATTGGACTGTTATTGAAAGGAGGTGTATAAGACTTGCCACTTACAAAAGAAAATATTTTAAAACGTTTGCGCAACTGGAAAACATGGGTTGCGCTTTTTTCATGCTTTGGATTAATTTTATCAGTCTTTGGAATGACCGGATTCGAAGGTAATTTGGATAAGGTTGAAAAGGCTGTTTATTTATTTGGGATTGCTTTGGGTATTTGGACAGACCACGAAGAAAAAGGAGAAGATGCTTAATGAAAAAATCAATTAAACTAGCTTCCTCTGTATTTATGACTCTATTGCTCCTGTTGAGTTTTGCTACAGGGGCTTTTGCTGATAGAACGCTTATTATTCCCGATTTACCGAAACAGCCGTACCGTTATGGAGTAGGGGCTTACGAGGGCGTTGTGGCGCATAGCACAGCGACTCCAGAAGCTCCGGCTATTAATATTCAAAAATATGAAACTCGTACATGGAGAAATGCATTTGTACACTATGCAGTCGATTGGAACGAAACAATTCAAATTGCGGATACAAAGTACATTGCTTATGGCGGTGGACCTGGTGCGAATAAACGTTTTGTACATGTAGAATTATGCGAAACTGCCGATTATACAAAATTTAAACGTTCATACGATAAATACGTGAAGTTGCTTGCTAAAATTTTACGTGATCGTGGTATTAGCGTAGAAAAAGGATTGTGGACGCATAGCGATGTTACACATCACCTTGGTGGTACAGATCACGAAGACCCACTTGATTACTTACGTAGTCATGGTGTATCAGAAGCCCAATTCCGTGCTGATGTGAAACGTGCATATAGTAATTCTAATGTTGATGTTTCTGTTCCAGAACAACCATCTAAACCAGAAGAAGTACCAACAGCTGTAACAGATGGGGTTGCTTACATTCAAGGCTACAACGTGAATTTACGTAAAGGACCAGATGCAAGCTATTCTGTAATTCGTCAACTTAACAAACCAGAATCATATGTTGTGTGGGCCGAAAAAGATGGATGGCTAAATCTTGGTGGAAATCAGTGGATTAAATACAATCCTTATTATGTGAAATTCGATAAGAAAAGCAAAGTTGATTCATCTATTGTAGGAAAACGTGTTGTATCTAAAGTGGACAACCTACGTTTCTATGATACTCCGTCTTGGCAGGATAAAGATGTTGCTGGTACTTTAGATGCAGGATTAGGATTTACCATTGATGTAAAGATAACTGTGAATGGAGCGCCACAATACAAAGTACATAACAGCAAGGGTAAAACATACTATGTATCAGCAATTGAAGCCTATGTGTATGTAAAGTAAGAGTTACAAAAGAGACCTCAAATGTGAGGTCTCTTTTGTTGATTATTCTCCATATGTAACTTTTTCTTCAAAAAGTTCTTTTCTTGCCTTCAGAATCTAGCAAAATAGACTAAATCAATTCTTATAAATTGCGATAAATTCACTAGGAATCTCATCTGCTAACCAAACTTTTTCATTTCCTAAATAAAATTTAATGCCTTCTTCTCTAGCTTTTTCAGTATTAACTCCTAAAATAACAGGGTGCTTATCTTTTCTTTTTCCCACTAATTCAGCAGTTGCAATATCTTCAGAAAGATGGACATATTGTCTAGACATAGGTGATAGCCCATTTGATTCAATAGAATTTAAAAAGTGAGGAGATGTACCATGATAAAGGAATTTAGGTGGAACGCCTTCTTCCTTTACTATTTTCATGGGAATAGAATGTCCATATAACGCACGAATTTTATTTTCTTTTAGCTCATGTCTTTTTTTCTCTGATTTCTCAATCATTATTTTTAAATCTTCTATCTTCACATCTCTCCATTCAATTGATTGATGAAGTGCGTGTAAAAGTTGGTCAACAGACACCCAACCATTTTCATCTAATTCCAATTCGTATTCCCACGGAGCATGACGTAAAGCATAAGATGCTTCTTTACTTAAATTTGTATAGAATTTTTGTTTATTCAATTTCTTCACTCCGATTGTAATCAATCATTTCTTTCATAGCAAATTCGACCCACTCCCAAAAATCACCAAACTCTTTTCTGTGTTCAAAACCTTCAGAAGCAAAATCATGAATTATTTGAACTTTACTTCCTTTGCCAATTTCAAAACATGCAGTATCATCATTATCAACTCTTTTAGCAAAAGGAATCAACTTACGATTAGGATATCTTTTCTTCATACCAGAGTATATGTTAGTAGCCTGTTCTGATTCCATTAAAAACCATATATCAAAATTAACTAAATCTAATTCAACTAATCTTTCGTAAGATTCAGGGTATTTATAAATAGATTCATCCATATAAAAATTTTTCATAGTTACCACCATTTCCTTCTACTTCATTTTTTCTAGGTCATACGATCCCATTGGATTATTATTTCTAAAACTTGCTTTTTGTTTTTGTATTCTTAAATCTAAAGCTTCCCCCCATGTCTTAGGCGTACCTTTAGGAGTTGTAAATCTAGCAACCATATCTGCTGGGAGAGGATCGCTATAATTTCTAATAGTTGCTTGAACTTCTATTCCAACCTCTCTAGCTGCAGCAACCCTTGTATTATCAATAGTCGTAAGCTTGCCATCTGGCATTTTAACAACATCGATTGGATCACCTTTCCAGCCATTAGCTTTCATACTAGCAATAAGCTCTTCTGAACCATTTACAGAAGTTTGACTGAATCTAATTTCTGAAGGATTAACATTCTTAACAGTACTATTAAGTCCGCTAGTTTTCTTACTAGTATTATCCAGCCCCTTAGTAGCATTTTCCTCTTTATTAAGTTTACCATTCTCTTTAACTTTATTAACACGCTCACCAGAAGATGGAGAAGACTCGAATTTTTGAAGAGTATCCTTAGCATTTTGAATTGATTTATTCCAAACAAGCCCACCATGTGCAACAGCACCAACACCAGCCGCTGTAGCAACTGCATCTAATGGAATAACAATTGGTGATGCTAACCCACCACTTCCTACTTCTGCGACGAAGGTTAAGAAATTAGCCCCGCCTATGACTGAAATACCTTCAAAAATTTCTACAATAGATCCTACCGTTGATAAAACATGTCCAGTAAACCTTCCAGCTTGATAAGTTGCATTGCTTTCTAATTTATCATTATCAGGTGGTGTTAGTCCAATATAGTCTTCTGCAACTGCACTGCCAGCGCCTTGTATAAAGTCCCAAGCACTTTCATAAATATCTTCGACACCATGTTTAAACTTATCCAGTAAAGATTCATCTTTTTTCTCACTATTTAATGGACCACACATTGCTCCTTCTTCAATTGAACTACCATTTAAAAGGTTGTCAGCCTGACGCTTCCTATCTTCTTCAATCGCCTGAATAGAAGTCGTCCACTCCATATTCAGCCCTTGTGTACTAAATGTACCACTTGTAGGACTAAAGCCTTTTCCGCTTTGGACTTCCGCTAGACCCGTCGCAATGCTAGAGGCTAATTGAATTGCTGTACTATAGTTATTGCTAGATGTTTGATTAAATTCATGTAGATGATCTAGCTTTTCTTGCAGTTTGTGTCTCATGACAGTAAAGAGATTCGCCATAGCGTCCATACCCGGGACTGGTATAGCGTGACTGATGACTTCCATACTTGCTTTCGCTTGGTCAATTTCTCGAATTTGTTCTCGTAACTCTTGTTCAATGACATCAGTTGAAGCTACCTTTGATTGAAATTGACTTGGAAAGGTATCATTCTGACGGATTAA